TCTGTACTTCTGTCTTTCTTCTTTCAGTCTCCTTCAATACAACCATCTCCTTATCATGATCCCATTGCTCTCTTTGTAGAGTATCTTGTCTCATTTCAGTATCTTTTTGTGCCTGCACTTTATCCTTCTCTGAAGCCTGCTCTTGCTCTATTCTCTTTTGTTCAGATACTTCTAATAGCTCTTCAGCTTCATTTATATTATTACTCTTAATAATCTTAATAATATCTGTAAGTGTAGCCTGTTGGTTCTGCATTGCAGCCTGTCCTAATTGCTTAATAGCCTGTAGAGCATCATCAGCCTTTGAAGAATTAGATACAAATAAGCCAATAGTATCTCCATCTAACATACCCTGATCTAGTTTTAATAATTTAAAACTCATATCATCTAATACATATGAGAGAGTCTTAGTATTAGACTGAGAATATGCTACTTTAGCTGTTTCAATTAGAGCCTGTAATACATTAGCCTTAACTACATTATGAGACTCAAAGTATGGCTTTATTATATGTGAGCTTTGAATCAGATTCTGTTTAGTATTAGTTACAGCTTCATCAGCTGCAATTTGAGCTTCCATTTGAGGGGTTACACCTACTGAATTACCACACTCTCTCTTAATAAACTCTGCAAATTGTATGTATTTACTAATATCACTAGCTAAACTCATATCTATCTCCTTAACCATATTAGTTACATCTCCACCTCCTCTATTCCCTTCTTCAGTAGGATTAAACCAAGCTATCTTATTAGCCTCCATAAAATACATGAACTTATTCACATTAATACCTGCTGATTTAGGTAGTCCTTTTATATTAGCTGCCAATATTTTCCCCTTATCAGAAGCCATTAGAAGTTCAATTCTATAAAGAATCACATTATAATAGTACTGATAAGCCTTCATTCTATCCATTGGAGCAGTTGTAACTGAATTAAGAGAGTCACAAGCCATCCCATAGTAAGGCAATTTACAGTCAAATAGGTTCTCTAAGTCCTTATTTTGACCTGCTACTGGCCCTGCATGGACATAAATATCATTTAATATCTTCCAACACTCATGTGATTGAGGAACCCACTCCCATTGTAGCTCAATATCTCCTCCTTCTTTATCTAATTTGTAGTTCTCATCTACTAAATCCATCTCTTCTTTCCCATCTTGCCCTGTATATATCAGAAATCCAACCTTCATAAGAGATTTCCATGTACAGTGCTTTACTCTTATAGTATTTATATTAGTAACTTCATTCTGAAATGTAAAATCTGCTGTTGATGGACTACTATTATGCTCATATATCCTATCTATCTCGTCATCTGTAAGTTCATCTCCATGATCTGCTATAACTTGTGAGGGAGTCATTCTATATTCAGCTACAGCCCATTCTCCATCCTCTATTCCATCTAAATCAGGTGACTTATCATACTCAAATAAGAGACTATTCACTACCCTAACTCCGGGTTTACCCCTAAATATCCCAACATGATACACTTCTGTTCCACTTATAAGAGAATGCTTCCAACCTTTATTAAATTTCTGTGCTATTTTCTCTTTCAGCAGTAGATACTCTAAAATCTGCTGATGCATAACCTCTGAAGGGTCCTGATGCTCTCTAGTCATGTACCTTCTAACTTCATCTGGAGTCTGTGTCTGTATCTGACTCTGTATATCCTCCTGTATTTTCTGTTTTTCTTCAGGTGTTAACTTCTGCCCCTTAGTTTGCTCTGCACTTTGCTGCTGTATCTGTTGTTTTATAGGGTTCATTATCTCTCCTATAACAAAATCCTTAATCCTACCATACTCCTCCTGCTCTTTCCTAGTAGTAGCTTCCTCATTAGTAGCTATAACTTTCCATGAGAAAGGCATACTCATTTCCATCCCTAATAAAACCTTAATTTTTCCGGAAGTGATGTCTCTATTGGTAAATTTAGCTGGTAATTCCCCTGCTTCAGCACCAAATGGCCTACATACATAGAGAAAATCATTATGATTGATAATATTATTGAATAAATCATAATTAACCTTCTTCCTCATAAATTCAGAAACACCACCAAAGGAAATGAGGCTGGTATTAGAGCCATGTGAGTGATTATCAAGGAGATCAGCCATATCCTTATACCACTGTTTCTTATTGGCATCCTTCTTCCTTTGAGTAATCCTATGCCTGTTGGTGTCACTTATATTAAATAAGTCTGGCTGACTGTCATTATTCATACATATATATTATGGTGTGGTTTTCTGAATTAGGCTGCATTTGAAAACTGATTATTTGCTAAATCTACAAAATCTTTTTCAAGACTACTATAAGTATTTTCCTGTTTCTCTAATTCAGGTTCATCTTCAGCAATTTGGAACATTACCATCATTAAAGCCATGACTCTATCAAAGTTACCAGCCTTCCTATTATATAACATTAGTTCCTCTAATAGTGCAGGGTCATATATAGTGTCTAGGTTATAAATAGGGTCTCCATGTTCATCATAATCTCTTATAGTTAATAACCAGTCCTTAATGTACTTCTCTCCAGCATCCTTTAGTTGTTCAGTCATATGACACCCATATATCCTTGCTACCTTAGATGCTTTAATATTCTTACTAATCACCTTATCTGGTTGTGCTGCTAATAGGTGTAGTTTTTTCCTGTTCTCAAAGTATGTTTTAACGTGTGTAACTTCATTCTCATACATCCCCTCTGTATTATACAGCTCAATCAGCATCTCAAATATCTTATTTACAGTATCGGGACTGTAAGGTCTACCTATATATTGAGCTACTATTATATTTCTAGTATAGTCACCCTTCATCATTGTTTTGTACACATAGATTGCAGCTAGTGAAGTTCCATCTACCTGTCTATAAGGGTCAAATCCTATCTTATATAACCCTTTAGGTGCATTATAAACTGGATGCTCATATATTACTACTGATCCCTTTAAATCCTTAGTCTTAGGCTTATAAGTCCATAGTGGTTCTAATATTCTATCTAAGTCAACAGTAACTTTAATCTGTCTCTTACTTTCAGTTACAGTATTATCATCATTTACAGTCTTACCTCCTACTGGTGTTAGGTAGCAAGGCTGACCCATCTTTAGATGTAATGCCTCTCTAACTACAATATTATATTGTTTCCTTAATTCTACTATTGGGAAGTCATTAGTTGATACAGTAAGGAATGCCTCACTAGGACTCATAGGATACTCCTGTACTCTAGTTTGTATTACATTACTAGAGGTACTGGCCCTAATCAGCTTAGCTCTAACTCCCATCTCATACTCCTTAGCAGCCTTTATATCACTATTCCCCTGCCTATCATAGTAACCCTCCATATTTAAATATACAGGATGGAAGAAACCACAGTAAGTATTCTCTGCATTTACATCCCATATATTTATAAATGGCATTAATCCAAACTGGATTGGGTTGTAGAACATTTCAGCAAAGTCTGCTGTTCCACTCTCCATATCTCCACCTGTTCCAAATATCAATATCTGTCCAGTTATATATTTACCTGCTGTTAAACCAGGTTGAGTAGCTTGATATGCAGCTTTAAGATTAGGGAATGCTCCAGCTTCCTCTAACAGCACATACTTAGCATCCTTACCTCTAGCTGCTGCTGGATTATCCTTGAAGGTTAATGCCATTATATCTGACATATAACCCTCCTCTACTACAATACCTTCCTTCATCTCCTTAAATGAAGCCCTCTTATGCTCTTGCTTATCTACATACTCTCTAGCCTTACCCCATGCAGTATTCTTATTAATGAATGAGAGATATGAAGAAGCCATACCCATAGTACCCTCTGGGTAGAGATACTTCTTATCAAATGCCCCAATTAGTGTTAGAGATTTTGGGATTGTGTTGTAAATATTCTTACATATATCTGCATTCTTATAACTATAGCCCTTCCTTCTACTCTTTCCAATAATCATATGATTACCACCATCTAGAAAGTCTGGATGTGGTTTAACCTTCAGAGCTAGTCTATCTAATACCTTCTGCTTCTCTATATCCTGCTGTTCTTTAGGATACATCTTATACACACTCTTCTCTAACTCATTAGTAGCAAGTGCCTCCTTAGTAAACAACCCATTCTTAGCTATATCTAAACACCAGTAGTAATCATAGTCTCCATCCCAGAAGTCTGGACATTTAGTTTCCTTAGTAGCTACTATCTCTCCATCTTCATTAGCTTCTACTATGTCTATTTCAGAGAAGTTTAAGAAGGAATAATGATGTCCTGTTACCTTATGCTTCCCAACTTGATAACCTTTCTTACATCTATCTAATTGAGTATTCCAATACTCTAAATGAGAAGGACTACCATAAGGTTCAGTACAGTAATTCTTATTTAGATTAAATTTAATACCCTCCTCCCTAAATACATCACTATTTAGCCAGAATCCATCTTCTGTTCTTATACTATCTAATACTTCAGACATACCTTAAATGATAAAGGGTCTTGTTAGACCCTATTCTTTATTAAATCCTATATTCTTTGTTTTTATATCAACAACAGCTCTAAACTCTTGTGGAGAACACCACACAAATTTATATTCTTCACCTATATAATACTTAATTTTATATATTACACTAGTAAATTCTATAGATATAGCTACAATCATACCTTTTATACTACCTATTTTCATTTCTACTATAACTCCACATGCTAATACTTCCATATCATTTATATATTGTATTCCTATTGCCATATTCTATCTATTTTATATTATTTATTTGTAATAATATATCTTTCCACTTATTCTCACAAATTTCTAATCCATTTTCAAGTGTATAACATGGTAATTTACCATATTTAATTTGAGTTTTTCTATCCCCATCTAATCCTAAATAAATATATTCCATCATTGCGTTACCAGATACAGCCTCATATACTTTAAAATCTCCTAGTGGTGTAGTTAATTTATATTTCTGCCTATTAACAGGTTTTCCATTATACTTAAATGATGAAGTTTCAAATACCCAATTCATTTAAATACAATTTGTCCGTTTAATATCCTCTCTAGTCTAATTACTATATTCCCATGTATATATCTTGCTACTTTAGCATCAGATTTAAGATAATCTTCCATCTCTTTAATATTCTCTAATATAATATCACAATCTGCAACCACTTTCTTAGAATTATTAATCATAACTCTTAATTGTGATCTAATAAATTCATTCTCTAACTCTGCATATGTAGGTTTCTTAGGTTTAGGAGGTAGTGGTGGCTTATATTCATATCCACCTCTCTCTATCTCTATTAAAGAGCAAACATTATCCCAAATCTGTTGTCCTTCTGGTGTTAATTCTACTTCTTCTGGCATGTATTCTTTATAGTTTTAATAATATTCTTCAAATATTCCATGTGCCTTGTAAATTAGATATGCCCCACTTCTATAAATCTCAATTGGTTAAGGCTCATCATAGAATCTCTTAACTCTCTCCTCCTCATTCTCCTCTATTGGTTCATATGTAGGTTCATCATCCATATATACACTCTCATATTTCTTTTGTCTTAAATGTCCTTCTGTAGTTAGCTCATATGTCTGAAATTCATTAACTAATACTAGTATTAGATTCTCCCACCATCTTTCAAACTCTATTCTCCTATTTACTAAAGATACAGTACTAGTTTTAGGTACATCCATCCCATATTTATTCTTAATATTATCTACATCATCTGCAAATTCTGATTCAGTTTTGATATGAATAAACTCTTCAGGGTAAGCATATCTATATCCAGTCTGATGCTTCTTAACTATAGTCCTTAAATCAGCCTCATACACTAACTCTCCCCAATCTTGATACTCCTCTAATAAATTATTCTTCCTAGTAGCCCAAGGCATACTAACTTCCTGCTTAATATTCACTTTTTCATTTATAACTTCAGGTATGATATTGTCCTGATTAGATGTGGTAGACCTAGACCTTGTGATATTAAGCCCCAACTTCAAATCCTTTATTATCTTTTTAAGACTCATGCTTTGCTGTTTTAATAATAACTATATCTACTATTATTCCTACTATAATTATCCATAATAAGTATTCCATACAGCAAATTTTAGAACTAAATACAAATAGATAAAATTACTCCAAATATTACTAGTAATAGTATATATAATACTAACTCAAACCACCAATCTTCTCTAAATCTCATATATACTAGAGTTAAGGTCTTTCAAAAAAGCCTATTGTCCTTTGATTTCTAGTCTTAGTACTATCATTAAGTTCCCCCTGTATCTTATCTCTATAAGTCTGTACAGTTCTATCAGCATCAGGTAGTGAATTAATAGCATTAGTTATATCTCTAGGTTTAATTACCATAGCTCCACCATTTGATCTCTCATCTAATTGGAAGGTATCTAGGAAATGTCTTATTTTATCTAAAGCCTTAGATGCACTTACCCATAGTATGTATGATTGTGATGAATTAGCTAGTAGTTCTCTATATTTAAGAGTAGCATACATTATACTACTAATAGTTTCAGGTTCTAATTGGGGTTTTTCATCCCCAAATATTTCCTTCTTAACCTTCTTAGGTCTATCTTCTTCTGAATATCCAGCAAATGGGTTAGATTTCTTAGGGGAACATAATAATTCTACATAAGAGAGTATCTTAGTAGCTTCAGATTTGTGTTTAGAAGTATCATTCTCCCATATAGACTTAAAAGGCTCTATAGTAAGAGCATGAGTTGAAGGAATAATCCTATTATTTTGTAATTCAAATAAGTCCATTGTTCTAAGATTGATCTTCTATTTGAAAGTGTAGGTAAAATTTAGCTAAATCAGTATCATAATTATTCTGTCTATAATTAGGGCCATTATAGTGCTCTGCAAATACAACCCAATTCTTTTCTCTTAGTGCTTTATCTATTATAGAGTTGGCTTTAATAAATTTAATACCTATCTCTACCTGATTATATTCACTCTCCTTTCCAAAATCCCACATTGCATTTACAGTTGGAAACCCTAAGTCTTTATAGTGAACTCCCATAACTTGCATCATGCCTATAGAAGTAGACTTCATAGCTGCATCAGGGTCAATCTTGAAAGCATCATTGAATGCTAACCATTCTAATGTCTGATTTGATACCTTATTCTGATACCATATATGTCCTACTATATTATCAGTCCATACTGGGCTTAGTCTTTTAAAGTATGAGGGTTCAAATTGGATTATAATTTTACTAGTAGTAGTATCAAATCCATGTCCACTACTCTCTTTAGCTATTACAGCTTTAAGAGCTGGATATTCATATCCATAATTGGAGGCTAGTTGTTTAATTTGATCTTGTGATAAATATTTATCCATTTAGTTTTAGTTTAGGTAGTCACAGTTGATTCAAATGATAATTGCTGTGTTAATTCATGTAGAGTTCCATCCTCATTTAGTGTAGCATATTTAACTTGTACAATTTTGATAGTAGTATAGGGAGTTCCTCTTAGGTGTGTAGGAGTAGATTGTGGAGTGTAGTGAACTACTATCTCTCTATTAGTTTGATCATTAAATGCTATAGAGCAACCACATGGAGCTACTATATCCATTATTAGACTTATATCATTAGTATATGGATATTGTAATCTAATCTCTTTATATGGAGTTACTACTCCTAACTCAATGTGTGTTTTGTTGAACATATCCTACACCTGTCTTTTTTAATATTATTAATTTGTTAGTCTCCTTCTGGTAGAACCAGTAGTATTCACCATACTCAATTGCCTTGTAATTAAAGCTATACTCATGCCACTTATATTTAGAAACAATAGGAGGGTACTCATATCCATCACAGGGTTTATTAGCCATTTGTAGATGTGTAGTTTGACATCCACATATTATACATTGACCCTTAGAGTAGCACTCCTGATTCATTCTCCTAATTCTATAATCTATCTGTTCTCTTATATGCTTTCTAATTAACCACTTCCAGTTGATTGAATAGTAAAGTTTGTATCTAATATTCCCTTGTATATAAGAGTATATATCTTTTAGGGGATTAGCACTATTCATCAACAATCTCCATACTTGTTTGTTCATCTTTCTCTACTCTTTTTAATATGTCCTTATATATTAAGTCTCTCTCCATGTGTTTATTAGGAGTAATCCAACGTAATTCAAGTTGAGTATCATTTTGCCTAATAGCAGTTCTAAGAGTACGTGAAACTACTTTAAAAGTTCCAAATTCACAAACTTGAATTTGAGGTAATTCCGGTTTAGACATCTGAAGTCTGATGAAGTGAAAGGGAGACTTACATATTCTCTCAAATGTATCATAGTCTAAATTGGGATGTTCATGTTTTATCTTCTCCCAATACTCCTGTATTACTCTTTCTATTGTTAGTAATGCCATCTTCTATATCTTCTTTAGTTAACTGTCTTATACCTCCCATCCTATCAGGTATTCTCATTAATTCATATATCTTCATAATACAGTATTCATACATCATCTGATATGCTGCCATTTGATCTAATAGACTTAAATCTATAGGTTCTATTTCTTTATTCGTTGATGGTGGGAGTAGTTTCATTATCTGTATTTATAATCTCAACTTCCTTCTTAGTAGTTCTAAAATCTATTCTACTTAAAGCTCTCTTACAATACTCCTTATATTGTTCCTCATTTAAGTATGGTTGTCCCTCTTTCCTTATATACATATTATAGTGGTAGAGAGGAGAATTCCTATTTTGAGTTAGATGCTGGTATCTATCCTGATTCATTTGAGAACTTACAGCAGTAATAGGATTCTTATCCTTCTTTGGCTTTATCATTTTGCTTTAGAATTAAGTTTGCATATTCACTCTCAAGATAATCTCTTTCTTCTCTTAAATAATAATTTATAGCTTCCTCCTTCTTATTAGCTTTAGTAACTACTCTAATTCCATTACCATCTATTCTATCTCTAATATCCCATGCCTTAATATTAAAATCATACTTATAATATAATATTGTCCTATTAGGAAATACTCTTTCTCTAAATCCATTAGTCTTTATATAATCTTCTGTCTTACCATAGAATATATCATACATACCCTGTTCTATAATATCATGCGTTAAATCTTTATACTCCATTTGGTATGTTTAATAACTTCATTATATAATCAAATGTATTTATATCTTTACAATTTCCTCTGAATATGCATCTCTCATTATCTTTAGTCTTTCCATTAGCATATAATTTTAAAACTTTTAAACCAAAGTGATATACTAAATCTATTATAATATTCTCTCCCCACATCTCTATTCTTCTAGCACTATATAATTCAGGCTTAGTTCTTTCCCATTCCGCTAATCCAGAATTATTTTTATATAACCATCCTCTACTCTCTATTTGTTCTTTAGTTAGATATAGTACTCTAATATTTTGATTAAATATTAAAGACTCCCAATCATATTCTAAATCATACTGCCTTTGTATGATTTGTTTATTCCAACTACCATCTTTCATCTTAACTTCATACTCATACCTAACTCTAATATCTTCTATTGAGGGAGTATAATATTTCTGTTCTTCTATTTCTTTATCCATATAAACTCTGTTAGCAAACATTTTTAATTCTTCTAATAATGCTTTATCAAATATCTTATCTTCATCCCCACCAAGAATATATCTATCTATATACTCTTTACATGCTTCTGTAAAAGGATTATCCATATTAGTTAATTTTAATTAACCACTCATATATTCTATCTGCATTAGATAATAGATTATCTAGTTCATCTAATTGTTTAGCTTGAACATATGATATTCCCTGTTCCCTTACAGATTTTAAATACTTATCCACATTTATATCTTCACTTCTAGGTACTTTACTCATATCTACTGTAAAGATGGGTTCTCTACTTAGTAGTAATTTAATAGACTGTTCTAAAGCTATTTGTCTACAATTTCTCTTGTAGTCTATATCTCTATAATCAGAATCTGTATCTTTAGGAGATTTTAGTTGTTCTTCTAGTTCACTCATTAGTAGTAGTATTTAAATTAGTATTAACAATCTTAAACATATATACCTGTTGATCTTTCTCTGGAAATAGTATAGGTGCTATTGTGATAATATCTCCAGTCCTTAGTATCAATCTCTTTCTGAATAGAGAGCCACTAGTTCCTATGTAGTTAGAGAGTGAGGAGTCAGATAGATTCAACTTCTCCTTCACAATTTTCTTACCAGACCTTCCAAATCTATGTGAGGAAAGATCACCATTAAGAGACATAAATGCAGCTAATACTTCCATCTCTTTATCCATCATCCTATTTTCAGTGGGGAGTATACAGTTGATGAATGAGAGATGGGTATAATAATATTGGGATTCTGATAACTCTAGTTTCTTTTTTATTTCAGGCATTATCATTTGTTCTATCTGTGTTTTAATTTATCTTAATCCCCAATCTTTCACATCTAGCTCTCATCTTAGTAACTCCTTCTAGTCCACCTATAAATCTAACTTCACACCAACTAGCATTTCCTAATGTACATAGTAATTTAAATTCATTATCTGATAGTGATGGATAATCATGTGCTGCATATTCGTATATAGGCTTTTGAGGTTTGTAATTTTTAAACACCTCCTCTAATTCTTTAGCTAGATTAAAGTTTGTAGGATCATATGTGATCTTATTATCTTGTAACTGTTCTAGTATACTTTTCATCTAATCCTCTGTATTGTTAATCTACTCTTATTGACTATAACTTCAGTCCATGTAGATGATAATAGATCATCTCTATCTTTCACACCTACAAATGTTATATGATGTTCACTGGCTAGTCTCTTTAATACTCTATCAAATAGAAACTCATTAGCTCTCCTATCAGCCCCATTTTGGTAGTGATCTCTTACTAGTATAATAGTATCTGTAGTAAATAGAAGTTGGATAATACTATCTATTAAACGAGTAGTATTACCCATCCTTCTATTCTGACTTATCCACTCTTCCCTAAGTATTAAATTAAATTGTGTTCCTCCAACTCCTGGCCTATCTTCTATAGGAGTCAAAGAAGTATTAGAAGTCTGAAGTTTTAATTCTGACATTAGTATGTATGTGTTATAGATTACTGTATAGAATATTGGAATGGAGTCTTATCAGACTCAATAGCACATTCTAGATTACCTAATCCATTTATGATTAGATACCTTCCTTTAGATAGTAATATTCTTAACTGCCCATCTTTAGTTAAGTGAGAATCAACTTCAGCCTGTCTAAGAACATCAGGAACTCCCTGAGTATCAATAGGAGTATGATATTTTTCCTGTAAATGTAGCATAACTAATTCCTCCTTTTTTCATTTTTATTTGAACTAATTTCAGTTTGAACTGAAGTTTCTACAGCCTGACTGGGAGAAGTTCAGATACAAATGTACTATTGTTGAAGGAGAATTTCAAATTTATTTGAAGTTTGTTCAGAAATATTTGAACTTTATTTAGTTCTAACTGAACTTAGTTAAAATTTTTTTGAAATTTTTAGGAGAGATGTAGATACTTGGAGTAATGAAAATAAAATTTTTAGGGAAAGTATGTATTTAAATTATTATAAAATTATTTTTAGGAAGAATGTAAGAAGATAAACTACCCCACTTACAACCTCCACCAATAATTGATAACTAATAGTCCCCCGGCATTAGTTAGTGAGATAGAATGCTTTGGGCTGGATATATAATAGAGTATGACTACGTACACTGCAAAGTGTTAGAATAGCTCTCAACTTCTGAACACAGAAGGCTCTATTATTATCCACCCACCTCCACCAATTTCTGATAGTTGAGTTAATAATAGTAGGATTAAATGACAAAATGGAGAGGATTTATAACACATCTAATCGAAATAGATGAGTTAGGCTTTGATAGTTACTGGTATGTAAAGCAAAAAGGGTCATGTAGTGTTTGTGATAATGTATATCTTAGGACAACATTGATAGCTTAGACCACATACCAGTAACTATTCTACAGTCATTTTGTCATGACATCCAATCAGGTCACAAAACTATAGCCTCAATATTCTTCATAAGTCAGTATTAACCAATCAACCTCCACCAATTCTTGATAGTATTATAATTATAAATCACTTATTAAACTAAATCGTTATGACCATCAATCAAATTAAATCAGAGCTTTCATTAAAGAATGACACTCAAATTGTAGCTCTCAACATGGTTCAGCAGTTAGATGCTGATAAGCTGCCTACAGAGTGGGTTAGCCACTGGGATAATGCTAAGAGGTTGAGAATAGTAATGCATCAAGACCTATTTGCATTAGTATTAGCTAATCCTGCAATGTCCACATTAGCTTACAAGACAGAGGTTGTAAGTGACAAGAACTACACTCGCTATGTGGTTATCAATCCTAAGGGATTAGTTGGCTCGATCTAATCAACAACAGACAATACTACTCAATTATGGGTAGTATTGTTTTATTTATTTATACACACATCCTAACAACCTCCACCAATCTTTGATATTATCCCATTCACTCTTATAAACTAAATCACATGACAGTCCTTATTATCAATTCAAATGATTCTGTAACAACAATAGAAGATTATTTAGATTGAGATTATCAATAAATTCTTATCTTTGAACTTAATAACTATTATTCATAGACAATGCTAAGTTATTGCACCCACTGTATAAAGAGTGGAAATCTATATAGTAATAGTTATTTATAAATCTCCGTATATGTATTGTCATTTGACATATGTGGAGTATAATTGAATGACCATTAGCATAAGATGAACAACAATGCATTAAATACATCATTATATCATATTTATAGTTCTCCCTGATATATGGTATGACAACATGTGATAGAGATGTATAACAAACACTGGATGAAGTATAGTAACCAGTGTTTTATTTTGATTATAATAACTAAAGATAATAAGGTATTAGTCTGTATACCCTGAACTTGTAGGAACAGTTGCAACTGTTAATCTAAACCAAACAGATATAGATATAAATAGAAGATCAGTTATAGACCTACATTGGAGTACTACACTTTAACTGATTTTATTTTTATTCAATCACCAATTAAACTAAATCAATTATGTCAGTTTCAAGTTGTATTACAGATTGCATTAAATGTGGAGAACAGTTTAATTATAGTCAATATAATAACTGTCCTAATTGTGGGGCATCATTACCAAAAGAAGATACAGACGATGAAGAATATGATATATTAGACGTAGACTATAATGAAGAAGATTAACATTGATAAGCTGTATCTCATTAGACATACAGCTTATCTCTTACAATTTGTAAACAACTACTAGATATATGCGTTACTAAATTAAACAGATGGATTTAATAAGAGGAATATATCTATATACCTCACAATTAAAATTAATACCTAATTAAACTAAAACTAAATACAAATGTCAACACATAAACAACACAAGCAATTAGTAAATAGAATATTAGAAGAACAGAAATCTAAGCCTAAGCCATTAGTTGTAATTGAAACTAATAAGGCAATAGTTATACCTATTATAGAGAGTAAACCTGTAATATATCAACCAGTAAATTACTCAAACTATTTAGATAAGTTATACTATTTAAATAAACAAAATAGAAAATCTACATGATGAGGATGGTTGGGATGAAATGATGAGTAATAAGTTTGGAGGTATGTATGATTAAGTATCCAGAGTAATTAATACAAATAATAAAGAGAGAGTTTAGTTTCAAAGATAAAAAAAAATACTTGATAGCCTAGGTTAATATCAAGAGATGGAGGTATAACGTAATAATCCTCCAACTCTCTTTATTATTTCAAAGTATATAAAATAATCAGGTTCTCCAATATCTTCCATTAGTAGGAAGGCTTTTGCTGAAACTCAAGCCCAGCAAGGCTTTCAGAGGTTATCCACAACACAAATTTTGTACGAGAATCCAGAAAAATACATAATATTTACATTTTTAAATACTCTTTTACAAATTTCTTGTGTAAATATCTTATATTTACACAAATATTGTATTGCATGCAATTAAACAAGCTGATTAACCCTTTTATCAATAATTTAAGAGTTCCATACATAGAAATTATTAAGAAGATACCAGATACTTATGGAGGTGAACCTGAAGCATATAAAGTAGAAGCAGAGAGTTATTTTAGAGTGTATTCATCTAAACATATAAGAGTATTTCTATATAAAGAGTTAAATATGTGGGCTAGAGATATGTTTACAGCAATACAGTATTTTACTAACAGTGATTATAAGTATGTAATTATCTCTTACGAGAAGATAGTTGAATTATATGGAGAGGATTATGGAAAGAGAAGATATGATGATACTATAAGAGAACTAATAAGGTTTAGTATAATAGATATAAAGGATAGAGCAGAAAATGAATATTGGTATAATCCAGCATATTTTAGCCCTACAACTAGAATAACACTATTTGAAGAGTGTCTTTATAAAGTTAAAACAGTATATAAACAATATTAATCAAATTATATGAATAATGCAATAGAAATACTTAAAAGATTAATAGAAATGAAGTATGAGCTATTTGATGAATATATGATTAATAATAAAGCTGGAATAGAAGCACCACAAAATATTAAATTAGCTAAGCTAATAAAAGATGCAGAGGATGAAATAGAACTTAATAGAATTAGATCAAACTGAATAAACTTAAATGTATATGTTAATAATAACCCATCTATTATTAATTAATGAATAACAATGTCCTAACTGGACATTTTTTATTTAAACTCCACCTATCCACCTCCACCAATCTTTGATAATACTCTCATTATATGTAACGTTAGTATTAGATTAATAGCCATATAATTGAAGTATTTGGATATGATTTATACGGGTAAACTGGTTATTATAGAGATGTAATAACCAGTTTTATTTTATACTAATTAAACTAAACAACATGAAAACATATAAGTATCCAATTACTAAATTAAAACCAAATCAAATATTTGTATTTGGGTCAAATACACAAGGTAAACATAGAAGTGGTGCAGCTAGATTTGCTATAGAAGATGCTGGAGCTATATATGGTCAAGCAGCAGGATTACAGGGTAATAGTTTTGCTATTATTACTAAGGATTTAACTAAGAAGATACATCCATCAGTAAGTAAAGACAAGATAATATGGCAAATACAAACATTATATTTATTTGCTCAAACTGTATATGGGAAAACAAAAGAATGGTTAGTAGCATATAATGGAGATGGAGTATATTTAAGTGGATTTACACCTAAAGAGATGGCTACAATGTTTTCATTAGCAGCCACACATATAGTGACTAGAGAGAATAAAGGAATACCAGATAATATTATATTTGAAGAAGAATTTGCTAAATTATTATAAACAATTAAATTAAACTAAAATGAAAATTACAACACTATTATTAATGTTAGTATCACTATTATTCTTATGGGTATTAGGTGATGAATTAAAAGTAATAGAACATAAGATAGATAATAATATCTCATTATCTATAAATAGAGATACACTAATCAATATTCTATACCCAACTACTGGTAGTGCTAAACGAGACTATCAGATTGAATGTGACGATGACAGTATGGTCATCTATGATGGGAATAAGAAGATAGGAGTAATAGATTATGCAGATGACTCTAAATTATCTAATTTAATATTAAAAGATAATCAATAAAGATAAAGAAACTATACTTAGTAATACTTAACTTTAAATCACCTAGTATGAGGAGTATAGTTTCGTTTTTAATACAAACTAACATTTAGTTTAAACCCAATATCATTATTTAGAATGTGAGGGTTTAAACTATTATTTAAACTAAAAATTAAACAAATTAAAATGATAAGTAAAGATCAATTTTTCAAAGCATTAGCTATAATATTAGCAATATTAGCACTATTATCTGGATTGAGTTATGCTCAATCAGTTAAATTAGATGCCAGTGGAAATTATGTGGCTCTTAAATCAACAAGGCACATTGATACCATAAAGAATAACACTGGAAAGACATATACTGATAGTAAGGGTATTAAATATCCTGTATATATTACAGCTACAGATAAATTATATGTAATTAGAGTAAGTAAGAATACTGGTAAGAGTTATAAATATTATTTGAGGTTATGAGAAGGCATATTTAAAACCACAAGGCACAGTGAATATTGAATAATATTATTCAGAACTTCACTTGTGCTTTAGGTTTTAAGATTATCTCTTATAAAATTTTAATTATGAAAACAGCACATGAATGGTATTTGAAGATGAATAGTTATGCTAATCCTGATAAAATCCATGCTATTGAAAGAGGGTGGATTGAAAAAATTATCTGTGATATTCAAAAAGATGCTATCAAATATGCTATTGATAATTATATAGAATTATGTCAGAAACAGATAGATGAAAATACAGATCATTAATACAAATAAGATTAATAACCTGATAAATAGCACTAGATCAGCTATAAATAGGGTAGTACAATGACTAGATAGTACTTGGATAGACTTATAAGATATGTAAAACACACAAACATAATTAAATGAGTTTCCAGATGTATATATGATAATATGTACATTGAAATAAAATTATTGTAGTTATAATAAGGCAGGTTGGGGTTAGCCTCTATATGTAAAAGTGTAGGGGCTTTTTATTTTATTCAATATTAAATCAATAGTTATGCATAGTATACTAACAATACAAAGATATAAAGTGAATCCACTAATACTAAAGAAAACACCAACTGAAAAATTGATACTCAAAAATTTGGTTAAGCAGGTAGAAAACATTAATTTTATGTATAAAATTAATAATTTAAGAGAAATTAAATCTATAGCAGTATGAGCCTAAGTAAGAAAGTATGTGTTATTAATAAAAAGACTAATATGATAGTTAGAGTTAGTAGATTAGCAGCACTATCACTAATTAATAATGGATATAGTTACACTAATAAAGCTGCATTACATAAATTTCTGAAAAGAGATGTGAGATTGAGTAAAAATCTAAAGACATTTGATAGGGCTTTAGATCATAAGAATTATAGAGGGAAGAAGAAAAATTTAGCATTAGTTACATTAGAGCATCATAAACCTGCTATTAGTAAAATGTACCCTGAAAATAAGTATTTTAAGAAAGAGATACTTAGAAAGAGAGCTAGATATTTTGGAGGTAATACATATCAACAGATGTTATTAACAGATTAAATAGAAATAATTACAATTAGTTTTTATTAAATAAACAAATTAAAACACACAATTAATACACAGATTATGACAACTAAAACAGTAGAAGTTGGAAATGTAAAGCATGTAACAACTTCAAATCCAATTAAATTGGATGAATTAAGAGTAGGAGAAAGACAGAAAAAGAATACAAAAACTGCACAAATCAGACAGATACTTGAAACATTATCATATTATCCTTCAATTAAAACTGAAAACAGTATGAAAGGTGGATTGGTATCAATAGATAAATTTGATGCACCTGCACAAATATTTCCATCAACAGAAAATAGAGTAGCATTTGTACTTGTTCCTGATACTTATACAGAAGATCAGGTGAATAAATTATTAGTGGATGCTAATACTAAAGGTGCAGTTGTTTATAAAACTTTATCTAATAAGCCTATATTAGATGAAGATCAGAAAGCAGCTATTAATTTAGGACTTACAACTGTAGATATTATTGCTAATAAACAAATAGCAAGATTTCCTAAAGGAACTATAGATAGGATAACTAAGGAAGATGTATCTGATCAGTTAGTAATAGATAAGAAAACAGGTAAAGTACAATACAGGAGAACTGATTTTTGGCCTACATTTAGAGAAGATGTAGATTTGAGAACCAGTGATGAAACAGATCAGTATTTAACACCTGAAATTGAAGCTGAATTAAAGGGAGCTTCAGTAATGTTAGGTCAGAAGATTTAAAATTTCACATAAAAATTAATTGTAGAATAGAAGATATAAGTTGAGAGATAAAACTCTTAACTTATATTTTTTATTTACTTTACAACAAATAGAGGAAATATGATATGCAATTAACAGAACATCAACAAATAGCACATGATTTAGTTATTAAACTATTAAAAGAGGGGAAGAAAAGGATAATTATTAAAGGATCAGCTGGAACTGGTAAGACATCAATGGTAGTTGAAATATTAAAAACCATTAAGAAAGATAAAACTATAGTTACAGGATACAATAATGGACATATGTATGTAACTGCACCTACTAATAAAGCATTATCTGTATTACAAAAGAAAATAGACATAGAAGTAGATTTTAAAACTATACATTCAGCTTGTAGATTAGCATTATATATAGATAGAAAAACAGGAGGAGCTACATTTGTTAGACAGAAATTCTTTGGCAAAAGAAAAGGAGATGAATTTGATTTCTGTAAAATTGCTATAGTAGATGAAGTTTCTATGTTGAACAGTGATTTTTTAGGAAGATGGGGAGTAGATGATTTAGGAAGAAAGATATATAAGCAAGGATATTTAGATGATTTTAAATTTCCTATTATTTATCTAGGAGATCCATGTCAACTTTCACCAGTTGGAGAAAGTATATCTCCAATATGGATTAAAGATTATCCAGTTGTAGAATTGACTGAAATTATTAGGCAAGGTAAAGGGAATCCTATAATAGAATTAAGTAGAGACTTAGATTTAATATATTTTAAATCACCTAAATTAATAGAAAGGAAAGGTTATATATATTCAGATAATAGACAAGAGATAATATCAGACTTAGCTGAAGTAAATGGTACAGATGCACTTAAATATTTAGCATATACTAATAAAGAAGTAGATGCTATTAATACTGCTGTTAGAGTTAAGAGGTATGGACAGGAAGTAAAGAGAATAGAGAAAGATGAAACTATAGTATTTAATACTCCAATGGGTTCATATTACACTAATAAAGAAGTGAAAGTTGAAAAGGTGGAAATAGTAATAGATTATGTATTTATACCAACTTATGAAACTAGATATGATCAGAGTTATCAGCCATTAGGAAATTTAGATAAAATTAAGATGAAGTATTATAGGATTAATAATTCATTTAATGTAGTACATGAGGATAGTATATTTATTTATAATAGTATATATAATACTTTAAAGGAAAATAATAAGAAATATAATTGGGATGGGAGAGGTTATCATTATTTCTCAGGATTATTTGCTGATATTACCTACAATCATGCACTTAGCATACACAAAAGCCAAGGCAGTACTTACAAAGAAGCAATCATAAACATAGAGAATACCAATTACTGTAGAGATACTGAAGAAAAACAGAGACTTTTGTACACTGCAATTACCCGCAGTAGTGATTTAATTATACTAAACAATGTAAAATGAAAATTAAAAATTATCTATTAAAATCACATGAAGAAGAACCTTCAGATAAAACCCTAATAGTATTTGTACCTGAAGGTTCTTTATTAAGAAGGGTAGGAATATTACCAGATGGTATATATTTATGGTATGAGATACCAGAGATGCAAATGGTGGGAGCTAATAGGCCAGATAAATATATAATATTAGGAGCTAACGCTAGTATTCCTCCAAATGGAGAATACATAGATATATTAGAACACTATATATTATTCCCGCTTAAAGAAGGAGAGACACAACAACAGAATGGATTATTAATTTATCCAATTTATAAAATTAAATAGATTATGATTAAGACAACAATAGTATTTATACTATCATTAGTACTACTAGGTATAGTAGCATACGTATTTGTGCCTAATAGAATTAATAGACTAAAACCTAAAGCATCAATAGATAAAATAATTGCAGTATATATTAAGAAGGATAGTTCTAGGCAATTAGATATATTATGGAGACAGATAAATGTAGATTCATTTAAATCTGATGATAAATATGTATATAGAATAGATACATTATGGGGTTATCCTGAATATAAACCAATTACAGACTCATTAGGTAGACCTAAATTAGATAGTATTACTAAAGTACCATTATACAGTGCATCTATATTAGGATATAAGTTAATTAATAAAGATAGTGTTAATTGGAGAATAGAGGGAATACCATTAGGTAAATTATTAAGTAAATAAATTATATTTTATGGAAACTGGACTCAAAAGATGTGGAGGATTAAATACTAGAGGAGAGGTAAGTAATAAGAGTATATGGAGAGGTAGAGTAATAGATACACTCTCTCAATTTACCAAACCTATGAGTGGTAAAGAGATATATGAATTTATTTTGGTAAAATATGCATTTAAAGACAATAAGAATAGATATTTAAGTGTAATATCAGCATTAAGTGTATTAAATAAGAAGAATAAATTAGAGATTAGTTTTGATCATAGAAGGAAACATATTCCAACACTTTATAAATTGAGAGAGGTATGACTTATAAACAAATGATATTATTAATATTTAATAATGTAGATAACCCAAATCCAACTTTTACATGCCAACAAATGTGTAAGAAGTTAATAGAGTTAGGTTATGTTCCTTTAAATAAAAGAACATATCTATCAGGAGCTATTAGTACTATATTAAGAAAAATGGTTAAAGATAAAATACTATGTTATAGTAGTACATTAAATGGACCAAAGGGAGGATTAGTATATCAATTAAAAGGAGAAAATGATGACTATTATATGTGATTTAGAATCGGATGGGCTTTTAGATACAGTTACAAAAATACATTGCTTATGTTATTATGATATAGATACCAAATTAAGTGGGAGTCTCACAGAATATGATTCTATGAGATGGCTTCTAACTACAAAAGATTTAACTATAGTAGGCCATAATTTTCAATTATTTGACAAGAGATTAGTAAAAAAGATATTAGGAATAGATATTAAAGCAAGAATATGGGATAGTTTAGGTATATCATGGTATTTATATCCTAATAGAGAAGTACATGGGTTGGAGTCATGGGGCCATGAGTTTGGTATTAACAAACCTGATATATTTAATTGGAAGAATGGTAGTATTGAGTCTTATATTTACAGGTGTTCAGAGGATGTAAAAATTAATACCAAATTATATGAATTACAACTAGATTATCTAAATAGAATATATAAGAATGATATATTAAATAGAGATAGATTAGTTGGATACTTAGGATATAAATTAGATTGTGCTGCTGAACAGGAAGAAATTAAATGGAGATTAGATATAGATAAGACTAAAGAGAATTTAATAAAATTAGAAGCAGCTAAAGAACCTAAAGCCTCTGCTCTCCAAAATTCTATCCCAAATAAGATCATTTTTGAGGATAAAATCCGTCCTAAGATAATGTTCAAGAAAAACGGAGAAGTTTCAGCCTTGGGGCAGAAATGGCTGGACTTTCTTAAAATTCAGGGCTTGCCTGAATATCATAATGGGAGTGTAAAAATTATTAAAGCTACAGAACCCGGAAATGTTTATTCTCACCAACAAAGGAAAGATTGGCTATTTGCACTTGGATGGATACCTACCACATTTAAATTTGTAAAGGATAAGAATACACCTTATGATAAGAAAACTCCACCTAGGAAGATACCTCAATTAGTTAAGATTGATAGGAGTGGACTATGTGATAGTGTGAGATTATTATTTGAGAAGAATCCAGTATTAGAGAATTTAGAGGGATTATTTCAGATTGAGCATAGGATTAGTATTCTACAAGGATTTTTAGAAAATGTGGATAGTGAGGGATTTGTAAAAGCTGAAATTAGTGGGTTCACTAATACTCTTAGAATGACACATAGGATAGTTGTAAATTTGCCTACTGTATTTGTACCTTGGGGAAAAGAGTGTAGAGAGTGTTTGATAGCTCCAGATGATGATCATTTATTATGTGGTTCGGACATATCAGGTTTAGAAGATCAAACTAAGAGACACTATATTTGGAAATATGACCCTGAATATATAAAGGAAATGATGACACTTGGATTTGACCCACATCTTGATATAGCTAAACAGGGAGGATTAATAAGTCCAGAAGAAGAACAATACTATAAGTGGTATAATTTTATTAAAGGAGATATTGAGAAGGGATTATCTACATATGAATTTCAACCATTTGAGACAATCAAATTTAAGGAAATAGGTAAATTAAGAAAAGATGGTAAGCAAGGTAACTTCAGTTGCACCTATGGAGCTGGGCCAGAGAAGATGGTTATAGCATCTGGAATGACACTAAATACAGCCAGAATAGTTCATACTGCATTTTGGAAAAGAAATTGGTCATTAAAAGCTATAGAGAAAGAATATTTTTATAAAAATCAGAATAACCAAATAGTTCTCACTAATAAAATTAGAGTTATTAATAATCAAATGTGGCTTTGGAATCCAGTATCTCAATTTTGGTACTCATTAAGATACACTAAAGATGTTTTCAGCACCCTTAATCAGAGTACAGCTAGTTATGTATTTGATACTTGGATTAGGAAGATTAGAAATAAGAGTATTAAGATATGTGGACAATTTCATGATGAGAAAATATCACCTGTACTTAAAACTAAGACTGAAGAGAGAAGGCAAGCACTATTAGATGCTATGGATGAAACTAATGAGGAATTAAAGTTAAATGTAAAAATTGGTATTAGTGTAGCATTTGGACACTCTTATGCTGATATACATTGATAAATTAATAATTATAATATGAATATACAAGACTGTCAAAATAGAGTAAGTTTATGGCTGAATTATTGTTTTGGTAGAGAAATAGCACAAGATAAGACAGAAAGGAATCATAGATTTTTAGAAGAATCACTAGAATTGACTCAATCTCTTGGATGTACTAAATCTGAAGCACATCAATTAGTAGACTATGTATTTGATAGACCAATAGGAGAACCTATACAAGAATTAGGAGGTACTTTAATTACATTATTAGCATTATGTTATCCTAATGGACTTAATGCTAATGAAGCATTTAAAAGAGAATTAAAAAGAGTATGGAAAAAGGCAGATGCCATAAGAGAAAAGCATAATAATAAACCTAAACATTCTCCACTACCATGACAAAAGAGATATTATTAGAGACATTAGACAGATTATTAGGAGATCATTCTTTATTATTAGCTCATATAGATAACATACATAATGTAAGAAGCCATTTAAGAGATTTACTAACACCAGAAGAAGATTTAGCTATTACTAATAGAATTAAAGATAAATTTCAGAAAGAAGCTAATAAAGCTATAGATGATAATAAAGGGAATGGGTTAATAGTAGCTGGAACTGGAAGTGGTAAGAGTAAGATAGCTATAAAAAGAATAACTGATGTATTAAATAATAATACTAAAATTCTATTAGTAGTACCAACAGAGAAATTAAGAGATAAAGGATGGAAGGATGAATTTGAGAAATGGGGGGCAGGTTATAATAATATTACAGCTATTTGTTATGCTTCTCTCCATACTCTTATTGATACTCAATGGAATATAGTAATAATGGATGAAGCACACAACTTGAGTGAAGCAAATTCAAAATTTTTTGAACTTAATTCAATTAAATCTGTAATTGGTTTAACTGCAACTGAACCTAGAGACAGGCAAAAGATAAAAATCTTAGAATCAATTGGTTGTAAGAAGATTTATGAGCTAACTTTAGATCAATCTATCAAATTAGGCATAGTTGCACCCTATGATATTACTGTAGTTACTTTGAGTTTAGATAATAAGGATAGATATATTAAAGCTGGAAGTAAAGCTAAACCATTTATGACTACTGAATTTGGACAATATGCTTATCTAACTAGATTAGATTTAAATAATCCTACTAAGTGGACTAAGTTGAATAGATATAAATTTTTCTGTAATTGTAAGACTAAAACTGAAGCTGCTATTAAAATACTACAATATATAATACCAGAAGATAAGAGAACTTTAATATTTTGTGGCTCAAAAGATCAAGCTAATAGGCTTAATCCTTATAGATTTTATAGTAAGCCTAAGAAGAAAGATAACCCTAATTATGAAAAGCAGATAGCAGAATATCAGGGAGATAGTAGTCTTAATCTATTTTTAGAAGGAAAAATTAATAGGTTATCATGTGTAAATGCACTCAATGAGGGTCATAACTTAGGTACTGATCTTGATTGTGCATTTATGCCTCAAATTGATTCAAATCCATTATCCCTAATACAACGTGCAGGAAGAATTTTGCGCTGGAGGCAAGGACATACTGGTAAGATTATTATATTAACAGTTAAAGATACAGTAGATTTAGAGTGGACTAATAAAGTATTGAGAGGACTTAATTCAGCTAAAGTAAGTGTAGTTGATATAGAAAAATTAAGATCAGGAGAAGAAATAATTAAATTTAATTAATATGGATACTATAGATTTATTAAATATTGAAGAAGAATTGATAAGATTTGGTAGGAGATTAAAGAACGCTATTGATAAGGCTAAGAATACTACTGGAATACAACTTAAAGATGGAACTTTACTTGGAGTAGGAGATATTACTGGTAGTAAGGAAAGTGCAGCTTTAAAAAGATCAGCTTTAGATTTAAAAAAATTATTAACTGAAAAACTTAAATAATTAGATATGGAAATAACAATAATATTAGTAGGGTTAGGGATTGTATTAGGATTAATTAATATTGGGGGAGCAATTAGAGAGCAAACTCAATATATGAAAGATGAAGATAGGAGATATGAAGAAGGAGATGATAATGATGGAATTGAACAGAATAATTAATAAATAAATTTATATGCTAAGAGAAAATCTAAAAAGAGCTAATGAATTGAGTAAGGAGATAGAACAGCATGAGAGTAGAATAAAGAATTGGGAGAATAGTAAATCATTTACAGGAAGTAGAGGTTTATATGCAGTAGGAAATCTCTTAAATCAACAGTTTTTTGTTGAAATAGATAGTAATCTATTTGATTCAATTAAATTATCAAGTATAGCATCTTTCAGAATAAAGCTACAAGAATTAGAAGATGAACTACTAAAACTAGAATAAATGGAAATAAACAAAGAGATAGTACAAATATTAAAGGATAATAAAATAGACAAAGATGCAGGTGTATTAGTATTATTAGGTATATATTTTAAGTTAGATGTAGATACTGTATGTCCTGAAGAAGTGGTTAAAGCAGTTAATATTACTAAGATAGTAGAGAAGGATTATAAAGTAGGAGTTATTAAATGGAATATACCATTATTTGTAGGGCAGGAAGTTAATTGGAGTTGGGTTAAAGAGTGGAATGATAATTATGCTAAGACAAATCCTAGTAGGAAGGGAGCACTATCAGATGTTACTAAGAGGATGCAAGAATTTTTTGGAAAATATCCACAGTATAGGAAAGATGATGTATATAAAGCTACAAGTATGTATATGCAAATCACTCAATCTGAATATTTAAAGAGTAGTGAAAGATTTATATTTGATGGAGCTGGAGCCATGAAGAAGTCTATCTTATTAAGCTGGTGTGAGAAATTAAAAGATAAACCAAAAAGTGAGGATGTAATATGAAATTCAATAGTATATATAGTGAACTGTCTCAAAATAAGGATAATCATAATAATGGATACTTTAATTGTATCCCATTTGTGGGGATGAATAGATTAGAGAGTTACTTACCGGGGATAGAACAAAGTATATACTATTTAATTACAGCTAACTCTGGTATAGGTAAGTCAAAATTGACTAGATACTTATTTATACATAATCCATACCAGTTTCTTAAAGATTACCCTAATAGTGGTATAGAGCTATCTATTAAATATTTTTCTTTAGAGGAGAGTAAGAAGAAGGTAATATACTCTGAAATCTGTAAATATCTATTTGCAAAGCATAATCTAATAGTTTCTATAAAACAATTACAATCCATAGGAAGATTAAATACTATATCAAGTGATATACTGTTAAAAGTTAAGGAGGCAGAAGAATATATAAATGAATTTTTAGAGACAGTTGAGATAATAGATAATATTAGGAATCCTACAGGTATATATAAGTATGTTAGAGATTATGCACTTACAGTGGGTACTTATTATGACAAAGATGGAATTGCACTTACAAAAGAAGAGATAGTAAGAATTACTAAGGGAGAAGGAGATGCCTATAAGAGAGTATCATATTATAAGAAGAATAATCCTAAGCACTATATTATTATAGTTTTAGATCATTTAGGGCTACTAAATACTGAAGCTGGATTAACACAATGGCAAACTATATCTAAATATTCATCTGAATATTGTTTATATATGAGAGATAAGTTTGGATTTATACCAGTTAATGTACAACAGCAAGCATCAGCTAAAGAACAAATAGAGTATAATTTTAAAGGTAGATCAATAGAAGAAAAATTAGAGCCTAGTTTAGATGGATTAGGGGATAATAAAACTACTCAAAGAGATGCTAATGTGGTATTAGGATTATTTGCACCTGATAGATATAGTATTACTAATCATAATGAGTATGATATAACCTTTTTTAGAGATATGTACAGAAGTATGAGTATATTGAAGGACAGAGATGGAATATCAAATAAGAAATTACCCTTGTTTTTTAATGGAGCTATAGATTACTTTAAAGAATTACCTAAATCAGATGATAAGGAGGGGATGAAGAAGGTAGTTAGTTATATTAGTAATATAAGAGTAATTGAACAACCTACTTATGGGTATGAGGATGATTGTTAATACACCAATTTAAAATTTAAAATATGTCAAGAATATTATGTTTAGCTCCAAGTGGATTTGGAAAAACTACAGGAGTAGGTAAGATAAATATACCAGAGAAAGGTATTAACTTTGAGGGATTAAGTACAGATAATAGTTATATACTATCAGTTACAACTAAGCCTTTACCTTATGAGAATAGTTCTAATATATGGCCTATAACTACTCTAAATAAGATAAAAGAGGGTAGGAGAATAATCACTAAAACTCCTACTGATGTAGTAAATACACTAGTAGTATTATTAGCAGCACCAATTAGAAATATAGTGTTAGATGATTTTAATTATCTAATGCAAGATTGGTATATGGCTAATGCACTTAGGACAGGATGGGATGCACCTAAGACTATAGGTTATAATATGGGTAAAGTATTTGATATGATAGAGAAGTTTGAGGGTACTAGTAAGAATATTATAGTATTAGCACATGGAGAAGAACAAAAGAAGCCAGATGGGAGGATATACCTAAAGTTAAAGACTACAGGTAAGATGGTAGATGAATATGTAACACCAGAGGGTAAGTTTGATGTAACACTTGTAGGAGAAAGTAGATATGATACAGGATTAAAAAGAGTAGTTAAGGAATATATAACTAATGAAAATGAGTTTTATTCCTCACCCAAAAGTCCATTAGGAATGTTTAAAGACCTAACAATTACTAATGATCTTGGGTTCATAGTCAAAACTGTGGATAAATATTATGGGTATATAGATAAAAATAAACCATAAAATATTTGGTAGTAAGAAAAGTTGTATGTATATTTGTCATGGAATAACATTCAATTATTAATAACAATTAAAATTAAAACTTAAAACATGAGTGCAGAAGCAAAACAAAAGATCACAGTTGACATCAAAGATGTTAAAGCTAAATTGAAAGAGGGTATAAGCAGGGAAGCAATTTTTAAACATTATGGGCTTAATAAGTCTGAAGGGAAAAAATTGTTTATGGATTCCCGTTTAAAGGGTTTAAAGACCTTTAAAGAAAGAGGTAAGAAAGAAGTGCCATTTGAGATAGTGGACAGTACTGCTGATGGTGAAGTTAAAGATAGTGAAGCAACTAAAGTTGCAGAACCAGTAGCAGCAGGGGTATCAGATAATTGGTAAAATTCTATTTCTTAATTTAAAACACACACAGAATTATGGCAGATGAAAATGTAGCTAGTTATGGCTACGAAGATGATGAGGTCAAGGTTAGTCTATTTAACTTTGGCCTCAATGCAGGTAAAACATACCTGAAAGAATTTAAGTATACACCAAATGGAGGTAAAGATGGAGCTGAACAGGATGCACTTGAGATTATTTTTACTATTAATGGACAGGATAAAGGTTATAGGCAATTTCCTGTAACTAAAGCATTTCTGAAGGATAATAAGGGAGAAACTACAGACCCTACTACACCTGAATTTAAAGCAGCAGTTACAAGTGCAGGTGCAATTATTACTCATATAGTATCTTGTTTTCTAGATAGAGAGACTTATAAGTCAGCTACTAGTAAGAGGTTTGTAAATTGGAAGGATTTTATAGATACTGTAACTAATTTACTACCTAAGAACTTCAGTTCTATCCCATTAGATATTTTTATGCAATGGCAGTATCAGATTAGTCCGGGGCAGAATAGGACATATCTAGATATACCTAAGAATATGAAAGGTGGGTATTGGTTGAGTAAAGCTCAAGAAGGAGATTGGAAGGAAGTATTAGTAAGTAAGACTCCTAAAGATAATGATGAAGATGTATTTTTCTATTATGATGCTTCTAAGGGTAAAAAAGATGAGAGTAAGGGAGATGTGGCATCTAATTTTGTTAGTGTACATCCATTTACTAGGAGAGGCTATTTTGTAAATAGTAAGAATTTTACTCAACAAGTAGAAGCAGGTTCTACATCTGAAGGTAATATTCCACCAAGTAATGGAACTACAGATGGAGCACCAGTAGAGAATAAACCAGCAGCAGTTTGGTAATATAGGTCAGATCGGGCTTTTTCATGGATTTATCATTTGGATAAAAGGGGGAGATTAGGAGAGATACTTAATTCTCTCCCTTTTTTATTTTAACTAAAATTATGTATGGACTATATGAGTATACAAACATAACACCTGAACAATTACTACAAAAGATAACAAGAGAACAGATATTTGAATTTGTACTTAATCAGAAAATAGATTTAAATAGAAGATATAGATCACCATTTAGAGAAGATAAAAATGCAGGGTGCTTCTTTTCATTAGTTAGTGGAGCATTAGTATTTGTAGACTATGCAGATAGAGAAAATAAGAAGAGAAGATCATGTTTTGGAATGGTAATGGATTTATATAAAGTAGATTTAGGTGGTGCATTAAATATGATATGTGACCATTTTGGATTATCTAAAAACAATATAGATTATGAGAGGACAAAAGAAACTTACACTAAAACAACAGAAGAGTCTGATGTATTGGATACTATTATCACCTATGATAAGAAAGAATATACCAAAAAAGACAAACTCCACTGGTCACAATGGCTAATTATAATAGATCAATTAGAGGAAGATAATGTATTCTCTACTAATAGATTTAAGATTATTAAACCTTCAGGCACTAAGATAATAACTCCATATAGCTACTGTTATACTATAGATTTCATACATCATGTTAAGATACTCCAACCCTATAGTCAATATAAGTGGATTACTAATTGTGATGAAGATGATATAGGTAATATAGATAACCTACCACCTACAGGAGAATACCTAATTATACAGAAGTCATATAAGGATTGTAGAGTATTAAGGAATAATGAGTATTTGAATACAATATGGTTTATGAATGAAGGAGTAATACCATCAGAGTATATACTGAAGAATTTACTATCAAGATTTAAGAGAGTTATAATATTCTATGATAATGATATACATGGTATTAGGTCAGCTTATAGACTATACTTAATTCTCAAAGCACTCTCAAACCCTTTTAATACTATAGAGATTAAGTATTTACCTATTAGTTATAGTAGTAAAGATGTAGGAGAATATATTAATAGGAGAGGTAGGATAGAATTATTAAAAATTTTAAATAAAATGAAGATATGACAGACAAAGAATTAGATAATATGATAGAAGAAATAGAATTTGCTAAAGATGTATGTCCTCAACTTAATCCATATTGGTGTATATCATTAGATGTATTAAACACTATATTATCTAAATATATACCAAATTATTTTACTAAATTTAAAGAAGAAGTATGACTAAAGAAGAAAGAGAAAGATTAATAATATTATCCCAAGATGTTATCTTGCATACTGAAAATGATATAAAAGAATTTGAAGGTAAACCTTTTAATGGTAGAACAGTAGCAGAACTATTTGGCAATATATCAGCAGGTATTTGTGCATTAACAACAGTATTAATTAAAATTTTGGAGGATGAAACATAAAATAGTTAGAGTAATACTTCAAGTAAGAGAAGATTATACTATAGAAGATATAAAAAGATTAGTAGAATTTGGTATTAGTGGTGAGAATATTAAGCTAATAACAATTAAACAGATAAAGAATGAATCAGATACCACCACAAATACATGAATCTTGGAATAAATATTTACAGCCATTATTTGATAATCCTAAGATGCAAATGATTAAAGAGACTATTAAGGGAGGTTATTATCCTAGTGTAGAGAATGTGTTTAGAGTATTTAGTATGCCAATTGGAGATATTAAGGTTGTAATATGTGGGATGGACCCATACCCTAATGGAGAGGGAATTGGATTAGCATTTGCAGTTAATATGGGCACTAAAATTCCACCATCTTTGAAAATAATAAAGGAAGAAGTTAATAGGACAGAGAGTAGAATGAGTTTCTTTATGAGAAATACAGTAGATGAAAATTTTCATATTAATAGAGAGAATCAAGATCAATGGAGAACATTACAACACTGGGTAGATCAAGGAGTATTTCTATTAAATACAGCATTAACTGTAGAACCTAAAAATTCAGGTAGTCATATAGGATATTGGTTATGGTTTACTAGAGTTGTAATAGAGACTATTAGTATAGTAGCTAAACCTGTATGGTTATTATGGGGTAATAAGGCTCAATCATTTAAGAGTAATATACATAATTTTATTGAATTTAAAGGTAATATTACTAAAGATATTATTGGAGATAGTGTAAGTAATCAAACAAATTATATACTAACAGCACCACATCCAGCAGCAGAGAAGTATAGTAATAAAGATAAATTTACAGGCTCAAATCATTTTAATCTATGTAATGAGATATTAAAATTGAAAGGAGAAAAATTAATAAATTGGTAGATTATGAAGAAAAAATATCAAATATGGATAGGACAATACAATTTAGGACAAGGATATGGAGATCAACTTAAAGAACCTTTCTTAGCAGGTACTATTGAAGCATACACTTTTAAAATTGCTTGCTGTATACATGAACATGAACAGGCCCTAAAATTTCTTAGAGATAAGATGGTAGAAGATATACATTTTGGAGTTTGGTATTATAATCCTAATACAAACAGTAACAGTTGGACTGGTAAATATTTTGAAACTAGAGAGGAAGCACTAAAAACATTTTAGATATGGAAGATAAATTTTTAAATTATTTAGATTCTATAATAGAATGGAGTGAAAGTGATATATTTATAGGTACCACTCCTGAAGAACAAATGCAAATTAAAGTACTAAAGCAAGTTAGAGAGAAGTATTTAAAAATTAGATCAGAGAATATAAATACTGCTTTTGAAAAATTAAAGAAATAAATATGATAGTAAATATTGAAATAGAATGTGAAACTATTGATGAATTTGGTACACATCTTCATGTTATATTAACTACTTTAAACAAAAAAGCAAAAAGAGCAAAATTAAACTTTTATCAAGATGAAATACCAATAAGTATGGATTTAAATGATGATAATTGCTATGGTTCACATACAGTAACTATAAAATCAGAATAAAATATGATATTAGAACAATTAAAAGTATTAGATATACAGAGAGTAGGAGATTTAAATGATGGAATACAAGCAGGAATTACAGAAGAAAGTTTACCTTTTATATTTGAATTAGTTTCTAAACAGTTATATTCTAATCCTATAGGTTCAGTGATTAGAGAAATTGTCTCAAATTGTTTTGATAGTCATATAGAAGCAGGTGTAAGTGATCCAGTTATAGTCAGTAAGACTTATCATTCAGAGGAGGGCTATTCAATAGAGTTTAAGGATGTAGGAGTGGGGCTAAGTCCAGAGAGAGTATCTACTATTTATATGAATTACTTTAGTTCTACTAAGAGACATACTAACACACTAATCGGGAGCTTCGGAATTGGGTCAAAAACACCACTTGCATATGCAGACCTATTCTATATTACTACTATATATGATAGTATTAAGTATGAATATATATTTCATAAGGGAGAGAATAAGCCTACTTTAGAATTATTAAATCAGGAACTAACTACAGAAAGGAATGGAACTACTATTAAGATTAATATAGATTACGATAGGAATAAGTATTATAGTAGCATGAGTGGAGGGAATGATTTAGATAAATTCACAAGAGAGTTAAGATTTCAGTTAGCTTATTTTGATGATGTATATTTTAAAGATTGGAGTATTAGTAATGACTATGATATTTATGAAGGTAAATATTTTAAGTTTAGATCAGATATAGATCAGTATAATACTCAAATCCACTTATGTATAGGGAAGGTTAGATATGCTATTGATTTTACTAAAGTAGATATAAATAAACACTTTCATAAATTACCAATAGCAGTTAAATTTGAGATAGGTGAATTGAAGATTACTCCATCAAGAGAAGCTCTTAGATATGATGAAGAAGGAATTAAGAAAATTAAAGAGAGGATAGATTTAGCTACTAATGAGATAATAGATATATTTAATAAGCAAAATCCAGAGATAGAAGATTTAGAAGTTTTTGATAAATTAGTTAAGAGTAATAAGCCTAAAATTACATTTGATGTAGATAAAAAGCATGATTTATATTTATGGAGTAATAGTGGAGTATCTAAGAATTATAGATTTAAACCTCTAAGTGGAATAAATATTAAGAAGAATCCTACTCATCTATTTTTCATGTGGGAAATAGTAGGTCAGATTAGAGATGGAATATATATTCCATCTAAGTGGAATCAGGAGGTAGGTAATGATCTTATAATATCTAAGAGATATTTAATTTTAGGAAAGGAAGATAGGATTTCTGTGTATACTGGTAAATATATAGAGGAGAGAATAGGTAATACTACAATTATTAAGAGGAAATCTATTAAATTTGAGAGTGCTTGTAAAGAGTTAGGATTGAATACTGGTAATGAATTAGGTAAATCTAGGGCCATTATTCAGTATATGAAAGTTATGAATGGAATAGTTAGAGAGAGAGGAGGATTATATTCAGATTTTAGACCTACTGATGAATGGATTAATGAGTATAAGAGATCAATAATAGAAAGTAGTGCCGCATGGAAAAGGAAGAATGAGCAGAAAATATTTGTAAGAGATGCTTTAGATAGTTTTAGGGGTAGTGAGATTAAAGTAGTAGATTTACAAAAAAGAACAGGTATATTGGTATATGGATTTAAAGAGGATAAGAATTTATTAAATCATATATGGAATACAGTATATACCTGCTGTACTACTAAAGGAATACAAAGAGAGAAGGCATTTAAAGTAATACAAATTAGTAGATCAGTAGAGAATAGTGTAACTGGAGGTCTAACTGGGCCTGAAAAGACTATATATTGTAGAGACTTTTTGAGAACTAAATTTATTAGAAAGATGGAGACTGCAAAGTATATAGAGAAATCCTTCAAACTTATAGAGTATAATTTGAAAGATTTTAAGAGGCAGTTTATTAGAGATTTTCAAGAATATTATGTAAGTGTAGTAAGTTCATATCAACAGTATTGTAAAGGTAGTGGAAATTATTATTTAGATTATGAAGATGATATGACTAAAAACTATATACCTGAGATGTTAATACCATTAGAGAAGTTTAAATCCAAATTTACTAATGTACAAATTCCCGCTTTAATTCCATATCTAACTATTCCATCTAGAGAATCTATAGAAGCAAGAAAAGAGTATATAGATTATTTAAAGTCTAAGAGAGTAAAATTAAGAACAAAGCATTATTTAAGAGAGTATCCTGATTATTTTGATAGGATAGCTCATTATAAATTATTAAATGAAGAAGAATTATTATTAATTATAAATCAAATAGAAAATGTCAACTAAAAAAGTAGTAAAAGAAGTTGTAGAATTTAATCCAGAAGATAAATTTGCAGCTAAAAAAGTAGGCAGTAATGCAATAGCTACCATAGGTAAAGAAAGATTTGCCAGAAAAGTAACAAAAGAAGAATGGGAAACCATATCTAAGAAGATAGGTTTGTATAATAAAAGACCATCTGAAAACAGTAAGAAGGCTTTAATTAAATTATTAACTCCTGAAGCAGCTAAAGTTAAAGAGGAGAAAGAGAAAGTAGAAGCTAAGGTTAAAGGGTTGAAACAACAAGTTAAGAAAGAGATTAAGAAAGAGAAAGGAAATAAAGATAAAGTAGAACAGAAAGATTTATTAGGTCAATTAGAAGATTTATTGATTTCAGATGAAACAGCAGTACCTAAGTTACAAGCTCTGTTAGATAAATTTAAGAAAGTTGAGGAGAAAGCTCCAGCAGCAAAAGAAAGTCCTAAGCCTAGGAGTGGAGAGTATTACGGAAATTATTAATCTATGTTACCCAATGAACTATTAGAGGAGCTGAAAAATGCTCCTCTACTTTTACTTACAGTTAAAGATAAAGAGACTATAGATTATTTTAATAATTTAATACCTTATAGTACAGGATTTGAGATAGAATGTAATTGGAATGAGAGTTATAATAAAGATAACTTTTTAGCTATACCTGATTTAATGGAATTAAAGAGTGATAATTATGAGCAGAGATATAGAATACCTAATGGAATAAGAGGGATGATATGTCTATATCATATATCTATACAACTAAAATATAATTTATTACTTAACTTAGGTTCAGGTATTCATTATCAAATAGATTGCACTGATTCTGATTCTTATAACCAACTTTATAGAAAACAAATATTAGAAAAAAATAAGAATTGGATATTAACTGAACTAGATGCTTGGGGTATCCCCGGCAAAGGAACTATGAGAGAGGTAGGTTATTGGTTTAGATATAATAGTAGTCATAATACTATAGAATATAGAGTAGGAGAAATGACTTTTGATTATAGGATTTTATTAAAAAGAATTATACATTGTAACTCTATTACTAGTAGATTGAAACTTCAATTAGATGGTATTAAAGAACCAGTATTTGAAGAACCAGATGTTAGAAAGATATTAGAATATGGTAAACATAGTATTAGTAATTTATCTAATTATCAGATTAAGATAGCAGCCTTAAATAGAAAGATAGAAGAATTGAATAAAGCTACAATAACTCCTACAGTAGAAGTACCCATAATTAGAAATAGAACACATAAAATTAATTAGATGGAATCAATGATCTGGATACCGGGGCATATACCCTCTAGTAAAAATAATCAGATAATGACCTCACATGGGCCAGTGGTATCTAAAAAGGTTAGAGAATGGAGAAAGTTAACTAATGAATATTGGTTAGATAATTTAAGTAAGTTTATAGTATTAACTGCACATAGTCCTAATCCACTATTTATCCATATGACATTTGTAAGAAAAGGAGAACATTTATTTGATTATATTAATGTAGCTCAAGTAGTACAAGATGAAATGGTAGCACAAGGATGGATAAATGATGATAATGCTTATCAGTTAGTAACTGTATTTGGTAAATTTAGGATAGATAAAAATAATCCAGGAGTTGAGATAAGAGTATTAAAGAGTAAACCTAAATATGAATTTTTATGAAGATATTAAAGAATAAGACATATAAAAAATTAATACAAGATTTAGAGTATTATCAAAATAAATATAATGCAGCAGTTAAAGAGAATCTTAATTACTTAGAACAGCAGATTCAGATTGAAAAATTATTAAAATCACATAGAGAAGCAAAAAATGGAAAATGAAACACCAGATAATGATGAATTACAATTATTAAGAGATGCACTATGGAAAACTACATGGGATGAAGATACTAGAGAAGAAATGTATAAATTAATAAATAATTGTACTGACTATCCTAGATATGAGGGATTAAAATGGTTAATAGAAGATGCAACTCAAAATATAGATTTTGTAATTAATCCTAGTCAGGGAGATATTAACAAGCATTTAAGAAAATTTATAAAGCCAGAGAAGAATGAAGATACAAGTAGGTGAGATATATATGGATAAGGTAACAAATAAACCATTTTTATATCCAAATAAGAGTAGGAAGTATTTGTTACCTTGTCTAAAAGATTATGGAGAGGTATTCATGAATAAATTAGATAATGTATTTAAGATAGCAGTAGGAGTTGGAGATATAGTAGTTAGTAATAGGGGTATTAAATATGAGAAACATATATTTATATTATTAAATAGTGTATTCCTACCTAAATTTTTTATAGATTTTATAGATTGGATAAGAGAACAACCAATGTATGCAGATGATTATGTATTTCATAATATTCAAAAGAGTGAATCTCATATGGTAGTATTGAAAATACCAGAGAAGTTTTATAGTTCAATGGAGAAATTTAAGTTGGGAGAGTATAGTAAGATGTATAACACTAAAGAATTAAATCAGTACTTTAGAAATAATCCAGATATTTATAAAACATTTATTAAAGACCATAACTATAAATTAGTATTCGTAGATAAGATGAATAAAGAGTTTAATAGTCAAGTAGAATCTAAAGAGTATAATGGAGAGTTAGATTTTCCTCCAAAACCAAGTAATGAAATATTTAATTATCACCTCAAAAAGAAATAATGGACATAGAAGAAATAACAAATGGAGAAATCTGTGATTTACTAATAAATAGAGGACTTACAGTAGAGAAAGTTATAGATGCTATTGTAGACTTAAATGGTATAATAGGGGTAGGATTAATCTCTCTAGGAGAAACCCTTAAAATATATACTATCCATAATAAAGAATTAAGAAAGAGAGATTTAACTAGAGAGGAAGTTGAAGCAATAGTAAATGGTAGGATAAATAAACAAGCTAATGGAAACTAAAGAGTATTTAGAGTTACAGAATGTTATGCATGATGGAGCTATTATTTCTAATGTAGAAGTTAGAAATAATAGGACTTATTTTGAGATAGATGGGAAAATATTTCATACTTATGCTAATCATGTAGATCATAAAGATAGTCCACTATTTGATCATCCTTTTGCAGATTTTATGGCTAAGAGACATAATACAGCAGAAGGAATAGAGAAAGAAAGACAGAGTTCAGAGGAACTAGATAAAGAAATGGATTTATGGGATAAACATAAAAATTCTCTTTATAAACAGATATTTATAAGAGCATTAGATTTATTTACTAAGAAAGGAGAAAATGCTTTTATAGAGTATATAGATTATCACTTTGATGTAATGGAGAATGGTGATAATTGTAAAGAATTAATTAAATTATTAGAAGAAAAATAGATAAAATGAAACAGAACAGTCAAATAAATAATTTTAAATTTAACTTATTAGTAGCTATTATATTATTTATAATAGGTATAACAATTAAAAGTTGTATGATATGATATTAGGATTATCAGGAAAGAAAGGTAGTGGGAAAGACTTAACTGCAAAGATAATACAATTTCTTACTTGTGGTATAGATTATAATAAAAACAGATTTGAAGAAGCACTATTATATTGGGAAGATGGACTACAAGGAAAAAAGAGATGGGATTCTGTATGGCAAACTAAATCTTTTGCTTCTAAACTGAAGCAGATAGTATGCTTACTAACAGGATGTACTATAGAGCAATTAGAAGATCGGGAATTTAAAGAAAGTTATCTACCAGAAGAATGGAATAGAGCTGTACCATTTCCTTTTCCAAGTAGAGGATTTAAGATAGTAGGTACTACATATAGAGATTTAATGAAACTGTTAGGTAAAGAAGTAGGTAGAAATATTAATAGAGATGTATGGGTTAATAGTTTGATGAAAGAATATATAAAAGCATGGACTCAAGAACATAAAGATATAGGTACTATAACAGAAATATTTAATCCTATTCTAGATAAAGGTAGAGAACATCTTTATCCATACCCTAATTGGATTATCACAGATTGTAGATTTCTAAATGAAGTTAAAGCTATAGAAGATAGAGATGGAGTAATAATTAGAATAAATAGACCATCTATACCTTCCACAGATACTCATGAATCAGAAGTTGCATTGGATTTGTATCCTTTTAAGTATATACTTGAGAATGATTCTAGTATAGATAGCTTAATATCTAAGGTAAAAGATTTACTAATTGAATTAAAAATAATCCAATGAAACAGATAGAAGCAGTAGTTAGAATTACACTATATGAAGATGAAGAGGGTAAGAATAGTAGTAAGATAGATATAGAGAATCCATATTGTATACCTGAAGCTATTATATTAGCTATGTGTAGGCATGTTGGAGATTCAATATCTAAGAAGATGAGGAAAGAATTAATAGATATTACTGCACCTTCTAATAATTTAAAAGACTATGTAAATAGATTAGGAGATAGTGGAGAAGCTATGCTTAGTACAGATTTAATGAAGGTAGAACAAATATTTAAAAATATAAAACCATTAGAAGGATGATAGTAAATAATAAATATAAAGTATATTGGGTACATACTCCACTATTTAAAGAAGTACCTGTAGAGTATGTAGGTACTAAAGTTACAAAGACTAGTACAGAGTATAGTGGATATAATAGAGCATTTTCTGATTGTATTATTACTTATGAAGAATCTAGTAGTATAGTAGCTAAAGATGGAACTAGAGAGATGGCTACTAAAATATTAACTCAAGGTAGAGCAGTAGTACATCCTCCAGTGAAAGAATTAAATAATAAAGAGATAGAGATTATAGAAAAGTTTATAGATAAATTTAAAAAAGATACAGGAAAAGATATAGTATTTAGCACAGTTAAAGGAGATACTTTTGATAGAAAGAAGGGAGTATATTATTCTTTTAAAAATGCTATGCTAAATATATCAAGCAGAGAATTAAGAAAGCAATTTTGGAAGGAATATTGGAGGATTAGAGAAGCTAAGCCCGTAATAATCATATATGGTACAAAAGGGGAATTAGAGATTAACCAAAATTTTGAAGAAATATATAAACAACCTTTAGATAGTATAGAAGATAAAATAGACTAATATGTCAGGTATAAAACCTCATTCTTCTAAAGATATAGATGTATTTTTAAGTGAAGTAGCTGAACAAGTTATAAATGAGATAAAGAGATTTGATGTTTTTCCAAAAACTACTTATATATTGAGAAGAAATATTACTAATAGAGAAATATATAGATTTACTACTACTATAAGAACAGATGAAGAAGCTACAGAAATATTGAAAGCTAAAATAAAGAAGCTACCCTATGACTCTTATAGTATACATAAAACCATTAATGGAATAACAACCATGTTTAAGAAGATAAAAAACTATGACAGACAAGGAAAAATTAGAAAAAATTAGTTTATTAGTTAGAAAAATATATGAGTATAATTTAGAGATTTCTATGATATTAGGAAATACACATGAGAAATCTCTAAAATCTAATCCTGAATTTATAATAAGAATAGTAGAAGATGTATTTAAAATTAATATTTCTGTAAGACAAGATAATGGCAAGCTATCTAGAAATTTTAAAGTAGCAGAGGCTAGACATGCAGCTAGATATTTACTTAATAGATATAGGATATTAAATAATACAGAAATAGCTTTATATACAGGAGGTACTGAACATTCAGTGGTAAATTGGAGTATTAGGAAAGTTAGAGAAGGACTAGAGACTAATGAAGATTTTAAAAAGAAAGTTATAAAATGTATAGAGAAAATAGAAATAATTCAGTAAATTTACTAATATGGAAGAAGAGATAATTAGAGTATCACATGAGGTTAGTATTAAAGAGTTCTTTAATAAATTACCTGAATTTAAAACTTGGATAGAACAAACACAATTATTTAATGTAATTAAACAAGAGAGTAATCCTGCAACTAGAGCATATACAGGTATAGCTCCTAAACTTGTATCTGATAAGATACAGTTACAACTAAGAGAGGGGGTTATAATTACTAAAGCAGAAGATTTACCTGTAGAGATGATAATGGTATTCTATGAAAACTCACCTTATACCAGCCCTACTTATAGATATAGTACAAATAAAATAAAATTAATAGAGAATGACACTAATAAAGAAGCCACTTGAAAGTGAGCCTATAGCTCCTAGGCCACCTACTAATCCTAATATCTATAAAGTAATAATAGGAGCATTAATAATATTTGCTATTATAATGGAGATTAGAGACTGTAGAAATAATAGTTCAGATAAGACTGGTATAAATTTAATCAATGCTCTACAGGATACTCTTGTTACTTTGAAGAATAAAGACTCCTCTTCTAGATCAATAATCTCTATACTACAATTAGAAAAAGCTAAAGATTTTAAAGAGATTAAGAGTAGTGATACTATAATTAGAGAGTTACAAGCTGAAGTTGAGAGAAACGAGAGTAAATTGAAAGCTGGTAGTTCAGTTACTAAAATTAAGACAGTTACAGTATTTAGAGAAAGTGCTCCTACTGTGGTAGTATATTATGATACTATCAAAGAGGCTAATACAGATATATATCCTACCTATAAGAATGAAGTTAAGAATAAGTGGATAGAGTATAGTGCTACTACTAATAAGGACAGTACTAACTTTGATCTTAAAGTATATGATGATCTTAGTTTAGTGATAGGATATATTAAAGGTAAGCCATACTCTGATGTGACTAACTATAATCCATACTCTGCAACTAAGACATTAAGAACATTTCAGGTTAGTATGCCTAAACCTAAAAGATGGGGTATAGGAGTTAGTACTGGTGTTACTTTAGGTAAGAAATTAAGTGCTAAGTATTATTTAGGAATTGGGATACAATATTCAATTTTTAATTTTTAAAATAAACAATCATGAAGAAGATACTTTTATTAGTATATATAGGTTTATTAATCTACGGATGCAAAAAACAAGATGTAAATATACTAAGAACTTATAGACCTGAAAAGGTAGATATGATACTACTTAATGAATATATTGACTACAGTATGGCAGTAGAAAGAAAGGCTTTATGGAATAAATCTATAACAATACATCCAACACTAGAAGAGTTTAATAGAATGATTGATAATTTCTTAGTTAATGATAGAATTAATTTAAGACATAGATTAAGTATGATAACCCCAACTAATGACCCTGTAAATGGAGGTTGCTTTGATGGAGATTCAGAAATTCCTATACCTTGTCCTAATGGTAATCCGACAGGTATTAATAATTCAATAAGTTGTACAGGTAGTTTCCAAGATTATAATACTGTAAACACTGTTCTATTTACAGCAACTTTAAATAGTTATAATACTGAAATCACCAGTGATGCTTTTGCTTTTGGTGGTGTAAGTGGTACATGGACAGTAATAGGCCCTATTAATCAACAGCTTTATGATGGCACAATAACATATAAACAGTACTATCAGGAGAGTTATGCTATTCCATATTCAGGTGGCCTAGTAGAAAATCAATTATATTTACTTTATGGAAGTATACAGGGTGGTACTTGTACTGTATATGGTATGCAAGTACCAAAACCAGTGAGTAATTAATAAAAATCATAAAGAATATGCAATTTCAGAAAGTAGAGGATGTAAAACCACCACTTAATTTAGAGGTATTGGGGTATAATAAAGAATGGATAGATGGAGACTATAATCCTGATGGGATAAATATATGTTTTCTGGATGAAAATGGTTGGGTTACAGCTTATTGGAGTTATCACAAGGATAGATATACAAATAGCTATCATATGAAACCCACACATTGGATACATAAACCTAAATTTAATTAATATGAATGATATAGATACAGACAATAGATTAAAAAAGATGATGGAAGATAATCCTGTAGTTTTCTTTTATGTCAATATAGTAAATCATCTCACTAAAGAGCAAATAGAGATACTCATTAAGAAATTAATAGATAAAACTAGTAAAAATAATGGACAAATACTAATGGATGCAGTTAAGAAAGTAGATAATGCAAGAAATAAAAAGATACCTGAAAGTGATAAAAAATATTTTAAGAAAACATGGGAAAAATAAGATTATTAACTAAACACCAATTTTTAGAGGGGTCATTTGGAGATAGACCATTTAAATTACTTGATGTAGGAGCAGGAAATCATTCAGCAAGTAAAACAGTTAAGAGATTTCCTAATTGTAGTTATTATGGCATTGATAAAACATCAAGCTATAATAATACAGTTAAGGATATACAAGCAATGAGTAATTTTTATTGTCTTAACTTAGATAATCTTGATTTTGATATGATACCTAATGATTATTTTGATGGGTTATGGATGGTTCATGTAATTGAACATTTGGATTATGGGGAAGAAGTTCTTAGAGGATTACTACCAAAATTAAAAAAGGGGGCATATATCTATATAGAAACACCATTAAGAAGCAGTCTTAAAATGCCAGGTTCTTTAAGTTTCTGGGATGATGGTACTCATACAAGAATTTATGAGAGAGAGGATACTTGTGCTATATTAAAGGCTAATGGCTGTGGTATAATTAAGTCAGGAGTAAGAAGAAATATATTCTTTATACTTGCAATGCCTATTAGGGTAATTTGGTTTGCTATAAGAGGTAAAAGATTAATAGCCAATATATTTATGGATATAGCTGGATATGCAGGATATGTGTATGCACGTAAATATTAAAAATAAATAACAATGGATGAAATAAAACAAGCACTTAAAGAAGAAGGGTTTAATGGTATAGAGAAACCTGATAAGAAACAGCTTACAGATAAGTTTAGTATGTGTCCAGTATGTGGAGTTACACTTGATGGTGGGGATGCGTATAATGAATTAGCTAAATTAGGTATTAATACTAATAAATCTCATGAAGAAATATTACAATTAGCTTCTCAGTATGGATGGACTCCTACTAATAAAGTAAGATTTACTAGATTAATAGTACAAGATATAAATGGAATAGTATTATATAAATGTCCTAGTATTAGATGTAGTACTGTATTTGGAGGTAAGAATTTATTTGCTTATGAATCTACACAAGATGCATTAGAAAATATACCACTAATAGATAATCCTAAAGATATTGAGAAGCATTTTAAAGGAGTAAGGGACATAGATAATATTGAGATAGAAGGAGAGAAAGCTGTGTCTGATATGACTGATGATGAAATTAGAGAGTTAATAGAAAGAATAATAGTTAAATATAGAACTACTATTGGATTAGATGCAAGAAGAAGATTAAAAAGAGATTATTTAGAATTAGCTGCATGGTATAATGAAGAATTTGGCGTAGAAGTATTTAAAATGAGTTTATGACACATAACGAAGAGAAAATAATAGCTTTAATAGAGATGTTTGGCATGATAGATGGAGCACATCATAAACAATGGTTATTAGATAAGATAGTTAGGATTATACAACCTAATTATGATAATTGGATCAAAGAATTTAATGAAGATAAAGAACACGAAGAATGGGATATTGGTATTGCACCATAAATAATTTAAGAATTTAATAACAAATTGTTAAAATTTTATCACTATCTTTAGCTTCCTTATGCGATTTGATATTTACATTCATAGAATAGAAAAGAGAAAAAAACATAAGCACAGAACACAGCTCATTTTTACAACAATCATTAATAATTACAAAATTAAAATTTTAGCCATGACATTAAACACAAAAGAGTTTGTAGATTCAGTCTTAGCATTAGAAGATAGTGATACTAAACAATCTATTTCAGCTACCTTTGCTAATATAGTATTAACTAGTTCAGACCCAAGTATCTTTACCGCAGATACAGATGTTAATGCTGATGGTACTATTGATATTGTTGGTGTATCTACTGGTTTAGCATCTTTAAATGTAAAAGCAGATGCAACTTATACAGATAGTAATACTGGAAAAGAGGTGACTGCATCTAAAGAAGCTAATATTGATATTACAGTTAGTGAACCAGCCCCCGGAGCTGAAAATACTGATTTAGTTGTTTCATTTAGTGACCCTAAATCAGTCTCTTAATAAAATTTTAGGTAGCACTAGTGTTCTTTTCTTAAAAATTAAAGAGTTATAACTAAAAATTATGGCTCTTTTAATTTTTTGCTTTACCTTTGATACGATTTATTTAGAGTTTTTCTCATAATTTTTAAAAGATCAAAGGGAAGTTTCTACTTCCCTTTCTTATATTCATCTTCATATTCCTTCTTAGTTAACCCCAACTTCTTTAATTTAGCTTGTGTAGGTATCTCCTCATCTAATTCTTCTTTAATTACCTTCTTCCTTTCATCATCATCTGGATACTCTTGCTTAGTAAACTTATTCTCTAAATCCAACTTCCTCTCTGCTCTCTCTCTCTTAATTTCAATCTTCTCTTTAGCCTCATCTGATTTAAAGTAGTAATCAAATGGTGATTGTTGTTGTTGAGATTGCATCTGTGTACCAAATCCTCCACTTTCTATAGATTTAAATATGCCCGGTACTAGAGTCTTTTTAGTTTGTGACCACAAATGAGATTTACCTGCATTAACTCCACTCTGTACTGTATCTCTACCTTGTAATGCTTCATCTATAGCATCTATCTCCTTACCTAAATCAGTCATATACTGTATTACTCCATTACTTCCTATAGTAGATTTATATATATCTGAAGGATTTACATACATTCCAGCTTGTGAAGCTAATTGCATTATCCTATTTACTAATAGATTATGAGCTTTCCTCTCTGTACTATCACTTTTACCCTTATCATCCCAAAATAGAGATTTAACCATTAACATTAATCCTAATAACATTAACTGATTAGCTATATCAGCCATATTAGATTTTAAAGCATTAGCATCCTGTCTTGTAAACTTACCTTCTTTTATCCAATTATCAAATTGTTTCCCACTACTATCTATCAACTTCCTCCCAGCTATAGTATTAATAGGCATTCCTACCATCTTCTTAATAAGAACTAGAGTACTAGTCATAGTTTCTCTTAATAATCCAACTCCACTATCAGTACCATATGTCTTACCTAAAGCTAAACCTGCTATAGCTCCTACTGCTGCTCCTATAGGCCCAAATGTAAATGCTCCTACTGCTGCTCCATGTAATGCTGCTGAACCTGCTCCATAACTTCTATATTTACCCTTAAATCCCCTATTTCCAGACTGTAAATCATCTTGTTCTATTGCAAATCTCCAATATAACTGTTGAGGTAGCCATGTTTTAAACATTAATCCAGCCTTACCTAATACTGTAGATTTAGCCATCATACCTCTCATTTCATCATAGTTACCATGAGCTAGTACTAATGCTTTACTTAACTTCTGTTCAAATGTTTTATAATCATCCCCCTGTAAATCTTCCCAATTCTTTATGTTTTCTTCTGTCCTAAATTCATCTTTCAGATTTCCATTATTGTCATAAGCATCCCATAATGATGAAATATTCCCATCCTTATCTTTAATAGTATGATCTTGATCTCTACTACTCCTAAGCATAGCATTAAATAATGCTCCTTGGTTATTATATTCTACTCTCTCATTAATAGCATGAGGATGTATCCATTCTAATTTATCTGAAAATGTCTTTTCAGTACTTTCCTGTAACTGATTAGCAGTATTCATTACTACTTTAAACTTATCCATCAAAGCTCTCTGCTTCTTAGAAGTACCTGGTTCCCACTTACCATATGATATATTCTTCCAGAATGAACTATATGTAGTAGCATACCCTCTATATATCATATTAGGGTCAAAATACTCTCCTGTAGCTGCAATTATCATATTAGACATCCATCCCTCTATATAGTTAGTTACACCTGATGATAAGTTAAATCCTAACCTCATAGTTCTAATCCATGCTAATAAATTATTAAAGGCTGCTGTAGTAGTTCTAGTTTTACCTAAATTATTTCTTATATTTAATAAGTTAGTTTTAGTTTTATCATCTGTTTCCTTAGATATTAAGTCTGTCAATTGATTATACTTCTCCCTATCTTCAGTAGAATAAATTTTCCTACCTATTAATGCCCCCTCTTTAGTACTGCCAAATATACCTGTATGTCTTAGTCCATAATCATCTAATACTACTCTCTCATACCAATCTTCTATTTGTTTCTTAGCATTATCTCTCTCTCCTTTAGTTGCATTTTTATTACCGGGAATATTAAATAGTTGCTTAGATACATTATTTAATTTAGGATTTTTAATACTCTCATAATCATTCTTCATTATATCTATCACAGGTTTAGCTTTAACTCTTGCACTATACATAGCAGCAGCATAAGTACCATGCTTAATTAATTTAGCAAGGTCAAATGAATATGCTTGGACTACTGTATGAGTACTGAAATCCCTGATGATTCTACCAATCTCTACACTGTCTCCTGTTATTTTCTTAATACTAGCTACATCCTTACTCCTAGCTTGCTGTACAGTTAGTGGTACTCCTAAATATTCAGCTAATATTAATAAACTATCAGCATCCATTTTACTCAACTGTAAATTAGTATATCTAGTTATCTTATCTAATTTACCTCCTTTCAATCCTCCATTATAAGCCTGTAAAAATCTAGCTGCTTCTATAGTCATTCTCTCACTTATAGCCCTTTGATTATTAGCTATAAAACTATCATTTACCCTTCTCTCTGATTCTCCAGTAATGGCATTTTCCTCTGAATAATCATTTTGACTCTGTTCTACTACTCCAAAAGATAATCTTATTTGTTCCCATATGTGTCTAATTGATTCAAATAGATTCCTTAATATATTAGTAGTATTAGTTCCATCTGCTAATAATTCAGTACTATTCTTAAACATAGCAGGGAGACTATTAGTAGAGAAGGATAATTGTTTATCATAAGGTAAACATTCTCTTACAAATTGATTACTTGCTACTAATAGATCATGGAATTTACCTAATACTGAATCATTCTCTATATACTTCTCATAAGTGTCATTATAATATCCAGTTGGAGTATTTGTATCTTTAAAAGTATAATTATACCCCTTCTCATCCTTCCCTAATTCTACAGTATTCCTTCTAGGTATAAATGTATTATATTTCCCATAATTATCTATGTGATTATCAAATATAACTTTAGAGAAATCTGTAACTCCATAGAAAGGACTATTCTGTTTATCCCAATTCTCTAATTGATACCATGCATTATTAGATAAATCTTTAGTCTCTAATACATCTTCAGTGTCCATCAATGTATCTATATAGCTTTGTCTATCATCAGCATATTCTCTTAATAATTTCTTCTGCTTTTCAACTTGTTTACTATACTCTTTCTCTCCTAGTAGTGCTACCAATTCCTTCCTATGTCCATCAGACTTTAGAGAATTAAACTGTCCTGTAAACTCCTTAAATTCTTCATCTCCAATAATTTCAGGTATAGCTCCTACATCCATTATAGTAGTATTCTTCCTTCTCCAATCTCTTAACTTCCTATATGTATCTTTGATTAATACATTCTTAGTCTCTCTGTCTACTGGAGCTACTTTAGCTTTATTATATGAACTCCAGAATACATTCTTAGCTTTAGCTTCTTCATTCACAAATTCAGGTGTAAATTTAGTTACAAAATTACCTGTCTCATGTCCATCTTTAGTTTTCTCCTTAAATATTTGATATGTCACTGCATTAGACCCTAATATTCCCAGTTTCTTCAACTCTTGATTTAATTCTTTAAGTCTCTTTATTACATCAGGATTTAATCTGTCTGTCTCCTCTGCAACTTCTCTAGCTCCTCTTACATCATCAGCTATAGAACCTTGTAGAGTAGAAAACATTACCTGTGGTAATATGCCATTCTTAGAGAATATCCCCTGTGTTGGGTCCATACTCCACATACTAAACCAGTCAGTATCTCCTAATCCTGTTAACTCATTAGTTACTTCTCCATGAGTAAACTCTTTATCTCCATAAGTATTTTTAACTGAAGGATCACTATTCACCTGTGCTACAGTTACTTCCTTAATTTTATTAGCCAACTGTTCTTTATAACTAGTAGCTTGATCTGCCCATTCTTTAAACTTATCTCTTATTTCTTTACTCAATAAAAACTCTCCTGTAGACTTGCCATTATTATCAGTCTGAAATATTTCATCAGTTAAAAAGAAGGGATTTGCTACATCACTTCTAAATATTCCAGCTTGCTCATAGAAATCTACTAATGCTTTAGCATCTTCTAAATCAGCTACACTACTACTGTCTACTAATCTATCTATTCTATCCAAGTCCTTCATTACATAAGCTCCTATTGCAAGTGTTGTACTATTATTCTCTATCCTCAATATTTCATCTTCTAATCCCTCTTTATCTCTATTCTTATTCCCCACATGAATACCCTCTATCTCCTCTCTTAATCTCCTCTTCTCAATGTTGGCTTTTACTCTCTCATCACTACTAGTTTGAGTACTATTAATCTTTTTATTAATATCATTTAGTTTCTGTCTAGCAGATTTAAGTAAATCCTTCTTTAGTTGTAGAAATTTAGGTAGATAGCCTATAGTTATAGTATCTTCTATAGGATTACTACCTAACTGCTCAAAGCTATTAGGCCCAGTGTTACTATTAACCATATCCTGTTCTTCTTCCTCACTTGCACTATGAAACTCTTGTTTAGTATCAGTTTGATCTTTAGGGTCTAACTTACCATATTCATAATCTATATATCTAGGATTAACTCTAAATCTAATAGTTATAGGATCATATACAGATATTTGATTTATCTCTCCTCTAATATTCCCCTTAAATGACTTACTAGCTCTATCTATTAATGATTGAGCTATGGCATGAGCCTGTTCTTTACTCTTAGCCTTACCAGTATTAGTAATCTGTATAGTATCTTCAGCTATTCTATTAAAAGTATATCTACCTTCAGTTAACTCACTAAAAGCCTTATCTAGTATAGCCTTATTTAAATCTGCCCTACAACTCATATTATTAAGTTAAGTTCTCTAATTTATATATTACGTGTGCTACTGTCTCTATTATATTATCTGTCAACTGTTGTATATATCCACTAGTAATATTCTCTCTATTAGTTTCTATCTCTTTCATCATAGCTTTAATATAAGGTATAGGTTCTAAATTATTCTGCATAGGCATATCCTTATATTTGTCCATTATACCTACCTTAGCATAAGATTTCTCTACTAATTCATCATTTAAGTCCCCTAATGCATCATAGAAAGCTCCAAGTGCATTATGTATCTCAAATGACTTATGTACAGCTTGTAAATGAGTTATATGCATTTGTATTTCTGCATTAAATAAACATTGAGATATATTTTGTATAGCTTGTTTCTCTGTAGTATTTTTACCATTACTAGTACTACTTCTAGAAGTACCATACCTATCTGCTAGTGATGATCCTGTAATACTCATAATATTTAGTTTTAATTATTTACATTTTTCATTTCTAATATCTAATTCTTTATTTGGAAATTCTTCAGTAGGAGATAGTGTACCTAATACATCTCCACCTGTATCATCAGGGTCAAATGGTGGTAAGTCATAATTACTACCTTCATCATAGTAATTATTAAATTCATCTATATCACTCTCCTTCTTAGTCTCCTTATCTATAAATTCAAATATACTATCTATAGCTTGTACTGCTGCACTATCAGCTTTTAAATCTAACCCTAAATCTCTTAATATATTAAATATGAACTCTTTAAATACTTGCAATCTAGTTTTACCTGATTGCTTAAATTGATCTTTATTTAAATACTCCTGAAATGCTTTATTAGATATACTTCTAGCTAAGAACTCATATATATTAGATACACTGTAGTGTAATAATTCCTCTGGAGTTAGTCCTTGATCTTTAGCCTTTTTATCAGCTATAGATTTTAATATATTAGGGTCTGACTTACTCCTAACATCATTATATAATCTAACTATATCACTAACATAACTAGGAGAATTATTTCTTACATCTACACTTCCATCTGTATTCTGTGTGATATACTGCTGTATTCTACTAGCTGTAAGCATATGTACTACTTCTTCTAGTATTACACTTGCTAATTGTTCATTCTTTAGTACACCTATAGTATCTGGATTTATTCTAATATCATTATGTCCTATATTATAGGAACCATAGAATGCACTCTCTCCTGCCCATGTTACATTATTATAACTTATATCAATATCTTTACTCACATAAGGTAATAATTCTTTAGCTAATGCTGAATAGCTCCCTAATTGATTATCAACAATTTTCTGTAAAGAATTAATAGCTTTCCCACTTTGAACATCAAAAATGTCAGCTTTTAGACTTTCTGGCAGGGGAATATTCTGTTTTAAAGCCTTCGTAGGTGAGATATTCCGGGGCTTAGTCTTATTCAAAATGGATAAGCCAACGTCAGAGCCTTTAGAATATTCATCCATACCAAAAGTTCCTAAGATTGGGATTTCAGAGTATTTTTCACCATCAAATTTATATAATCTGATCTTTTTCTTAGTACTAACTGATCTATCATATACACTTACAAATGGATTAATACCTGCTAGTATATCTATATATGTTCCATCTTTCTGTTTCTTAAATCTCTTATTAAAATCATCTAATTTGAACTTATTCTTATTAGACACCATAGATTCAGGAGTATGCTGAATATATTGAGTAGTAAATGGAGATACTAAATGTTTTTCTCCATCTTCTTTATTTGCTTTAATACCTAACATATCTAATCCTTTCATAGTAGGAAGTCTATCATTCATTACTCTCATTGTATATGCATATCCTATTTCAGTTAAATATCCTACTGAAGTATATTTAGTAAATTGTATAGCTTCCTGTTTAGCATTACCTAAGAATGAGTATGATATAAGAGCTTGTGCTAGTGTATTTAAAGTATATTCTTTATTACCTATCTTTGGTAATTTAATGTCTATACTATTACCCTCCTTATCTTTCTTCTTAACTTCCAACATGGAAACTAGAGAATTATATAAGTAAGATTCATCATAACTCTCTCCTATAGCATTATTATATTTAATTAATGAGGGTTCACCAATTTTACTAGGTACGTATTCTAATTTATTTAATAGTGGATTAGTCCTAATATATTTAATAACATTTCCTATTTTAATTTTTTCTTGTTTTTCTTCTTCAGTTAACTCTTTAGTTTCTTCATTTTTACTTCCTTTTATATCATATAACTGCTGCATATAGTATGCTAATGAAGTATTTTCATCTGTATCTATATACAACTCCTTCCTTAAACTGTTAGCAGTCTCATTATTTCCAAACATACCTGCCATTTCAAATGTAGCTAAGTACTTCTTTAATTCAGCAAATATATCTTGCTTTAATTCTATCTGTCTAGTAATATTATCACTATCATCTTGCTCTATTAGAGGAAGTATTTCATCAAATATAGCATTCATACTTACACTGTCATAAGGAAGATACTTATTCCATAGATTATATGCTGTATTTACTGCTACTACATTAAATGCTCCTACTAATGTAGTAGGTTTAATCATCTGATCTCCTACTTCATAATATCCATCTTCTCTTAATTTCTGCCTTCCACTTTCTGATTGAGGTTTATCTTCATAATCTCCTATTAAACTATCTACATTTTCTATTTTAGCATTACCCTTACCCATCTCATTAAGAGCATCTCTCTTAGCTATCACATTAAAATAAGACTTATCTAACCCCTTACTCTCTACATTTAATCCAGTTTGGATAGCTCTAATAGCTAATCCATACTTTTCCATATCTAAAAATCTTAATAAAACAGCAGCCTGTAATTCTCCGTCTGCTCCACTATCTTTAATAGCTTTAAGCATATTAACTGAAGTCATTCTAGGAGATACCCTATTATGATTATAATCTTCTTCTAATGCACCTACAAAATACTTAGTTATTAACTCATTTTTAATTCTTTCTTTAGCAGCCTTACCATTCTCAAAATTAGATAGTCTACCTACATTGGAAGTAGCATTAGATAATTTATTTACATACTCTCTAATTATAGGTTGAGACATAAATCTCATAGCTAAACTACCACCATCAGTTCCTTTAAATAGTCCAGTTAGATTAAATATTTTCTGCACATCCAAAGTATATTTATTAAGATTTACTCTATTCATAATCTGTAACTTCTCATGATCTACTCCAGTTTGAGCCACTTCATCTAATACATTAGATATATCTCTATCTCCTTCTTTACCATTTACATCCATAGTTCTAGAACTCCCCAACTCAAAGTGACTTTCTATATCTCCAAATTTCCATATCTTATTATGTGCTTTACCTTCACTATCTACCCATATTAATTTTAAAGGTTTACCTTGTGCTTTAGCTTGTTGAGCTTGTGCATGAAAAGTTACATCCATACTATATGCCCCTTTGCCTAGACCTCCTGTTGCACCTCCTATTAACTTCTGTTTCTGATATTCTCCACTTAATGCTGTCCAATAAGTATCATTTTTAGGTGTAGCTTTCTCTATTATATCAGCTTGATCTTCTGTAAACTTAGTATTAAGTACAGAATTTATTTTAGCCTGTAATTTTTTATTTGGATTTGAATATACAGATTGATATATTTCTATTATCTTATTTTGTGTTAATTGATCTTCTAATTTAGCTTGAGCATCTATAAGAGAATCTTGTTGTTCTATTTCATTATCTGTATAATCTTCTATCTCTTCAGATTTAAGTACACTATCTATTAGCTTATCAGCACTTTCAAGTCTTAGTCTATTATTCTTAAAGTCAGCATCATGCTTAGATAGTATCCTAGATTTATGATTTGAACTTAACTTCTCTATCTTACCATCTTCATTCTGATAATGATAATAAGCATAAGTATTCTCTTTATCCACATCAAAGTCTAATCCCTTAATCTTAGTGTAGATACTAGGAAGTATCATTAAATCTCCTTGTTGTGCAGGTAAAAATCCTGCAATCTCTATACTACTTCCACTACCTAATCCAGTTGTAGGTATTCTAAATCCTATTAATTGTAGTAACTCTTTATCAAACATTTCAGGTCTAATATGATAACTCTTATCTTCAGATTGAGTTATATATTTACCACTTCCATCTTCATTCTTCTCAAATAGATTTATTAATTTACCATTATTATCTTTAAATTTAGAAGTTACAAATACTTGTGATTTACTTATTTTACCTACCTTACTTAGCTTATTTTTACTAACATATTCTTTTAGTTCTGCTTCGGTATTAAATTGCTTAGAAGTACCATCTTTTAAATTAACCCACCATTCATCTTCTTTTTCTCCTTTAGGATCAGGTACTGCTCCTGCAAAAACTATTTTACTACTATTTTCATCATATATGGCTTGTAATTCAGAGCCATTCCAAGCAGAAGTATATATAATCTTAGATTGATCTACTCCTTTTAAATCAGCTTGTAACTTAAATCCTTCAGGACTTCCAGCTACAAATGAATTACCATGAAACTTTAACTTAGCTATCCTATTAGTAACTATTGAGTTCATTAAAGCCTCAAACTTATTACTATTAATACTACTCCATATAGGTAATACAAATTCATTAATAATATTACCATCAGGGTCTTTCCTAAAATCTAATCCTTTAGTAGTCTGTACTGGTAATCCTCTATTATTAGCCTCTTTTAATAGTAGCTTCTGTAACTTCTTAATTGCCCTATCTTTATCTACAGGTACTCCATGTTTATCTAATCCTAATTCATTATATAATTGTTCTTTCTTACTCTGTATTAATTTAATATGTAAATCATTATATTCTTTATGTAACCACTCTCCAGTTCTCTTTTCTCCTTGATAATTAAAACCATCAAAGGACATCACATCATTACCAAACAGTAGTTTCATTAATTGAGTCCCATAACTAACAAAATCAAATCCCTGTTTACTAGATTTAAATGGCACTTCCTGTTGTATTCTAAAATTCTTTCTGTCTAATATTAGTCCACTAGCTCCTAAATTCTCTTCTTTAGTAGTAGTACTATCTGGTATTACCAAATTATCCATTGAACCTTCTATAAATCTACCATCTCTATCCCATATAGTTCTAGCATTCTTTAATGCTCCTACTTTATTAGCTGATTGATATGAAGCTCTTACTCCCATCCCCTTATATTTATCTGAACTCTCTAATGCTTCCATCTTCAACCTTAACTTATCAATCTCCATTCCAGCAGTTAATTGAGGAATGAGTGGAAATGCAGAAGATTTAATATAAATATCTCTCATTACATCTTGTGCTTCATCAAATTGCTGTCCAGTATATACAGGCTTCATAGGTTGCATTATCTTACCTATTAACTTCTGTTGTCTATCTGTTAGTTGTTCTTTAGTGGTTTTAGAAGAAAATAAATCCCTAGCCTCCTGTATTTCAGCAGCAGTTATATCTATGATAATTTCAGGCATCTTGCCTAATTTCTCCATTAGATTTAAATGCTCTGTCCATGTAGTATATTCTTGTGCATCTGAAGCCTCTATATCAAAGAATCCACTACTGTTAGGATATTTTTCTTTAAGTCTATCTATATTCTCTCCTTTCTGTAACTGCTCATACTCTCCATCACTCATCTCTTTACCATCATTTATTCTAGTAGAGAACTTCATAAATGCTTTATCTGCTATACTACTTCTATCTTTAATAAATAACTGTATATATTTCTCATTCTCACTTTCAGCAGGTGAAGTTCCCGGAGCTATCTGATTAGCTAATCTCTTACCTATATTAATGAAGGTATCCTTAGCCATCTGTATATAATCTTCCTTCTCATCACTTTTAAACTTCAAAGCAGGGTCACCTGCAAATAGCATAAATGAATTAGCTAATGAAATCATTTGATTTGTAACTAAATCTAATGCAGCCATATTAGCCTTTTCATCTAAAGAACCACTGAATTTCTTAGGTTCATCTATATAATCAGTACTTATAAAATTAATACTACTAATAGTTCCATCTGCATTAGTATCTACTATTTTATTATTCTTCCAATTAGTTAATTTCTCCTCTTTAAGACTATTAATATTATCTCTAATAGCCTGATTAATCCTACTCATTAAATCTTCATTCTTCTCTATTTCCTCTATTGTGATAGTATCAGGCTCATTCTTAATAGCATCTTTCAGATACACTCCATTCCCATAATCTAATGTATTAAGACTAGGCATCATTAAAAATAATGAAGCTCCTTCATCATAACCTTTAATATTAGTAGCTTTAACTATAGAATGAAACATGCTCATTCTTTCTAGTTCAGGTTTGACCACTTGAGTATACACCAATTTTATAACCTCATCTGATAACTTCTGCCCATTACCTAAATCTTTATTCTTAAAATTTAATACTGGTACAGTTAGTGGGATAGCTATATGTTTATCAGACATAGTTGGCCCTAGCATAGTAGCCCATCTCATATCTATACTAGTACCGGGATAATCTCTATGTACTACTCCTTTATCATCTTTAAATACTACTTCCCCCTTAGTCATATCAAAGAACATATTATTAGAAGCAGTCTCATAATCTAAATCTCCTAACTTATCTATTCCTTTATCAGATTTAAATTTATTACCTAATATATCTAGTGCTGTAAATCCTATATGACTAACATCAAACTTACTCCTAAAATCTTCATCATCCATTAGATTCAACCACATAGAATTTCTAGAGAATGAAATTTTCTTCAACTGCCCTCTTAGTGGAGAAATATCACTCTTTAACTCTAAAGCTCTAGTAGTGACAAATTTTCTTGCAGTAATAGCAAAATATGACTTACCATTATCTCTACCTCCATAGGGGATATGTGTAGTATCATATTTAGTCTGTAAACTAGCTAATGTCTTTATTATAGTCTGGTTAATAGGAATATCACTACTTTTCTTAAATGAGTGATCTTCAGGTTCATCAATTAATGACTTTAATTTAGATGATAGTATTCCAAATAATCCACTAGTCTCATTAAATAATTTCTCCCAACTATGCTTCTTATAATTATGATAAAACTTACCAGCCCTAAGATCATCCATAGTTTTATCACTAACTATAATGCCAAACTTAGATAACCACTCTTGCATTTGGTGATTAGTAGCTATAATCTTATTATAATTCTTAGAATCTCTAAATTTAGTACTAAAATCATCTACTAATATTTGAGCTTTCTTCTTATTGAGTACAAGATTATTCTCTGCATCTGTCTCTTTAAATACTAAGTCACTAATAGTAAATCTACTCACCCAATCTTTCATTATAGCATCTGCTACTCCTCCCTTACCAGTATCCCATAATGATGCCTTAAATATAGCTGGCTTATTTCCGTAAGCAGGTGTATACTCTATCATAGTAAACTTCATCCTAAGTGGAGACATAGACATTAATGAAGTAAACTGATATTTTATTTGTTGATTAGCTCCACTTAATTTAGTCACTAATCTATCTTTCCAAGACTGTTCATTTAACTTATTCTTAATACCTTCTAATAAATCATCAAATCTACAAGGTATATCTGCTAGTGTGGGCTGTAATACTTGAATTATTTTACTAGAATCTTCATAAGTATCTAATCCAAACACTCCTTTCTTACCTGTAGGTATAGCTTTTAAGAATATTCTGACAGCACTACTAACTCCATTTTCAGGATTTCTAGTTAGAGATTCATCAGCCCACTGATTATCATGTTCATCATCTGTGCTGTCATTTATATCCCTATCATTATCATCACTACTCTCCTCTTTCTGTCTAACTAAATCTACTCCATTTACTTTCTCTATTTCAGCTATAGCTTTGTCTATTAATGGTTGTATATTATTCTTAACTCTATTAATCCTATCTATCTTCTTGATTATAGTAGCTACTAAATTAGGAATATTACCTGCTGTTTTTTGTTCAGGATGTTCATTTAACCAATTATTCCAAAAGATTACTTCTCCCTTATATACCTCTATAGCAGGCTCTATAGCTTCTTTAAATATTCTCTTAGTATTCTCCTCTACTTTAGACTTTAAGATTACTCCTCCATCATCTTCAAATGCCTGAAACATTTGGTTAGTAAAATAACTTACTATTTCACTCTCTTCTATCTCGTTTAAATCTCCTATTCTATTTAACTCACTAGTCACTTGAACCCTCTCTCCTGTATTTAACTCTCTAGGTGATTGAAGATCATCTATACTCTCAATATTAAAATCTAATCCCAATTCCTTCAACTTATTCATCCTCTCTCTAAGTAGAACTTCCACATCTGTTTCAGGTTGTGGTTTAATCTCATCTAATTCTTTTTTAACCTCATCTACTTTCTCTTTAATCTCCTCTGGTTTAGTTAATACTTGTGCCTCTTGTTCTTCCTTCTGGCTACTCAACTTATAGCTAACCATATTATCACTACTCACATACTTAGGCTTCTCTTTAGTACCTATATTTACACTTCTTATATTAGTAGTGTAATTCTTTAATATATAATCTCTATAACTATCAGCAGCATTACTAACTTTTCCCTGTTCATCTATATATACTATAGGTCTATCTTCTTGAGAACCTCTAATATCATAGTTCATCTTATGGCTCCCTAATATAGATACTTTACCATTTGGAGTAGTAATTTGAGATTTTAGTATATTATTTAATATAGATGTAACTGTTTTAAGTTTATCTCTTGTACTTGTATCATTTCTAGTCACTCCGGGTTTAGGCTCTCCAATACTACTACTAAGATCATAATTAAAAGTAGTATTATGTTGACCAAATAACACTCCACTACCTCCTTGAAGGAAAGTCACAAATCCGGTTATAGGTTGTACTCTATTATTACCATTAGCATCTACACCTCCTTTTCTTACTCTATTATCTGATTTAGTTTTAATCTGATTTAATGCAGCTTGCTTATTAGTAGCTTTTATTAATCTAATATCATTAATATATAAACTAATAAATCTCTGTATATCAGTTGCATCAGTAATATCTAATTTAGTAGCTTCTTGTATATCATCTTTAGTTTTCTTATATAACTTTTCAAAATCAGGATGAAATCTATTAATAAATATCTTCAGAGCTTGAAATATAGTAGTCTGTATCTCTTTAGTTATGGGTTGAGGACTAACTTCCATAGCTGTCCAAATCTTTCTGCCATCACTATGAGTACCAGTTCTATATAAAGCATATGATAATCCTATCTTATAAGGATTTTCTTTTATATCCCTTAATATTATATTTTCATTTGGATTTCCTAGTCTATCTTTAGTAAATGCATCTTTATTATTAATGGTTAATTCACTAGTATCTTCAGCTATTGCAAATACAACTTCAGGATTAGCTTCAGAGAAGGGAATAAACTCATACATAGGTTTACCATCTGGTAGTTTACCTATTACTTTAGTCTTAAAAGGATCAAATGTAGTTGGTCTATTCTCTGTTATCTGGATAACCTCTTTTCCATTATTAGCTAATGCAGCTTTCCTAATAGCCATAGTATTATCTATAGCCATTTTCATCTCCTCTGGATTACCTTCATTAAATCTGTATTCATGATACCATCCAATATCATGCACAAATCCTAATCCTTTCTCTCCTTCTTTAGCTCCTTTATCATATACTATAATAGGTATCTTACTTATATATTCATCAGATTTAGGGTCTTTACCTACTTTCCATTCTCCCCATGTTACAGCCTTCCCCTTACTACCATCTGCATTATAGATAGGTATAATTATACTATCTACATTCTCTGGTATTCTAATATCTAATTGAGTACCTACCCCATAATTATCATAATCTAGTATCTTAAATGGATTAATATTATCCCCCTCTTTTAATTCATCACTAGTATAATCATAAGAGATAGTAACAGTACCATCATCATTAAGAGTAGTAAGCATATCTGCTGATCTAACAGATTTAGCTATCTTAGGATTAGGATTATTAGTTACTTTAGATTTATATTGTATCTTTCCACTTAATACTGGTTGATTATCATTATCAAATTCTACAGGATTACCTGACTTCTCTATAGTATCCTTTTCACTTTGATTATTATTTACAGTAACTATTTCATCATCTTTCTGTTTACCATCTAATAATACTTTATTTAGAATCTGGTCAAATATAGCTTTAGGAGTGGCATCTAATAGTCTCTTTTTAATGTCATCAAAGTCTGCTGTTTTATTATTTAATTGCCACCCTAACTTTAATGTATCATATGCTGTCCTTACATATTTATCTCCATAATTACTAATTAATCCTTTCACTAAATCCTCAAAATTAGTGCCATGCCCTAATTCATTAGCCATATCTGATACTGCATTCTTTAATTGACTTTTTTCATCATCAGATAGAGTACTAGGATTTACTTCTATAGGTGATTGCAGATTAACTAATCCTCTAGTTTCTATAGTTTCATAGTTCTGTTTATTCTGGTTTTCAGCTCCCTTTAATAAATCAAAAGCTAATCTAGGAGCATTTAATTTATTAGCTACTTCATATCCTACATTTCCTAGATTCTGTAGCCATGATATATAGTTTGGATTTGTACTTGCATCTATTTTAGGTACTTTATAAACCTCTGCTGCATAATCTAGTAGTTGTTGTGTAGCAGCAGTATCTACTCTATGTTGTTCATTTGGTAAGTCAATTCTTTTAAGCTCACTATTTTGTGGTACAGTAGAAGTAGATTTAGTCATAGGTAATACAACTTTAGCTACTAATTGTTGTACTGTATTAAATCCCTTTAATACTTCAGGATTATTCTTAGGTTGCTCTATTTCCTCTGTCTGTTGTTGTTCAGGATTAACTATCTCATTAGTCTCTTGTACAGCTTGATTCTGCTGTTGAGCTTCATTCTTAATTCCATCAGCTATATCTTTAGCTTTTAAAGCATCTTGCTTATCTTTAGCTATTTTCTTAGTAGTATTATCTAATACTGATTGTATTTGCTCATTAGTTCTAGCATTTTTAATTGCTTTCTCTTTCTGTGTTTGTATAAATTCAGGGTTATTCCATTGAGCTAATCTCTTTCTTTGTAAACTAATAGCATCATTAAGTACTGCTTTCTTAATAATAGCCTTTTGATATAAATAATTCTTACTATCTATATTACCTCTAATTATATCATTATCCTTAGCTCTTACTTCAGGATCAATAGTATCATCTGCTTCTATTTCATCAAGTCTATTCTTAATCTTAGTAGCCTTAGTCTGATTTTCGTCTATTAGTTTATTAATATTTTCTTTCTCATATGCATCTTCAGTTTGTGCATACTGCTCCTTTAACCTTTCAATCTGCACTTGATGTGCATACAACTCATATTCAGTATCATATTTCTCCTTACCTACTGGACTCAATAAAGTATATTGATCTAATGTAGGTCTAATCTGATTAATATTAAGTTCATTCTTACCTTGTTCATCTAACCATGTATTTAGATTATAGTGTTGCCTAGTTATAAGAGGTACAAAATTTCTAGTATGTCTACTAGCCACTTTAGTGTAACTATCCTTTATTCTATTAGCATCATCTATATAAGTCTGAAATTCTCTCTTAACTTGCTCTACCTGTTCAGGTTTAACATCTCCGTATAAATCCTTAATATTATCATAATTCCCACTATTAACTTGGTCTAAAGTAGACTTTAGAAAATTAAGATGTGAGTTTGCTATATCTCCTTTATTAGCCTGACTATCTAACTGTAACCCATCTAGTAATTTAGAAGTAAAGAAATTCCTTCTAACTGCAAATGCATCATCTGTTTTTCCTTGTTTATCTAACTCCTTTAATCCATTAATAGTACTATCATGCATAGTAACTACATTCTTCAAGTAATCATCATATCTCTCATTAAATGCAGCTATTTTATTCTTATTAACAAAATCTTGAGTAGCCTTCATAGCAGGTCCAATTAATAGTGAACCTAGAAATCCAGAAGCTACCATATTAGCAAATTCAGGGGATTGTATATCTTTACTTACTCTCTCTAAAACATTAGTATCATCCTTCTCTAACCCTCCTAATACCATAGCATGATGTTCACCTTCATTCTGAAATATAGGTATTCCACCAGCTTCTATAGCCTCTATTCCACTACCCAATCCTTTAGTAGTAGCCCATCCAGCAGCTTTACCTAATTTACTTTCTCCAAATGCTCCTGCTAAATGTTCTAATCCTTTCTCTAATTCCCCTTCAGCTACTCCAGCTATTGGATTAAATACCATAGCTCTAAATGCTAATATATCTAGTGGTAGTTGTGCTAGTGTTAATCCAAAATCTACTCTAGCCCCTGCACTAGCTAGGTGCTGTTTTTCTTCTTCTGTAAATGGAGTTCCATCTGGATGTTTAGAATTACTTAACTTCTCATAAGTATTTTTAAAATTATTTTGAGCTTCAAATCTAGCCTCTGAATATCTAGCTAAACTGGCATATACAGTAGCAGCCCCCTTCATTCCCTTAGCTAAATCTAATCCTCCCATTACAACTTCTGCTGCATTCTTAGCTCCCCATAAATTCTTAATATTCTTAGCTAAATTAGCTGCTGCAACTGCTGTACCTGTACCTCCAGTACTAGCCTCTATTAATGCTGTAGTACCTAATGCTGCTAATCCAGTTCCTACTAATGTACCTAATTGTGGTAACATTTCATTAGCCCACCATCCTACATCTCCTGGACTAAAACTACCTTTATCTTTCTCAAATATTTGATTATTCTTAGCTACATTAGTACTCCAATTCATTAAATCTTTAGTATGCACACCCATAAATGATGAATCAAAATCATCATCACTACCAGTAATAAAGCCTTTAGCTGTATTAGCTGCACCTACTAAATCAAAGGTACTAAGTAGAGATTGCCCAAATGAGGATGCTAGATTAGCTCCTCCAACTAATAATCCTCTACCTACTTTACTCCAATTAGATTGAGCTTTAGCTGATAATTCATCTACTCCTGTAGTAAATGGAGTAGGATTCTTTATATATTCATAATAAGGATTAGAAGGATCAAATTGGTAGTTTGATGTAGTTGAAGAAGCAGTATTTCTTGATTGTGGAGCAATAGGAGCTACTGCAATATTATCTGCAATACTATCTAACAAGTCTGGAACTTGTATTGGAGTTTGTGATTGACCTCTTTTTGAAGTAGACATATCATTTTTTATCCGTAAACTTCTTATTTAATTGCTCTAATTGATTAATTATATCTGTATCACTATTAAATGTACTACCTATTGGTTTTAATTTATCATCAGTTTTAGGTAGTGTGGCCCATGTACCATCTTTCATTTTTAATTTAACCTGATAACCTGCATTATCAGCCATTCTAGTTACCTTAATCTCACTTTGATTATCCCCTAATTTAACTGTCTTATATATAGGTGCTGATGTTCCAGTAGGTAAATTACTGCTCTGATTAATCTCTGTTACTGCATCTTTAACTGGATTATAAAAAGAACTATTCATAGTAGTAGCTAATGTCTTAACATCTGGTTTCTTAGAACTAGCCCAACTAGATACTAATTTCTCTCTAACTATATCTGCTGTAGGCCCAACTGGTACTATATCTCTATTTGCTACTTTTCCATCTTTATCTGTTATCTGTACATGAATAGGTATATTCTTTCCAGCTCCTAATCCAGCACTTGGCCCACTACCTAATATTCGTAGATTATCACTATAAGGGTCTAAAGCTCCATTCTGTAAACTTAAATTTAAATCTTCAGCTCCAGTTTGTGGGTCTACAACTTTAAATGCAGCAGGACTACTAGCCATTGATCTCCTTAGAAAATCATCTTGTTCATTAGTAGTTTCTATTATAGGTGCTCCATTAGTAGTTTCTTTAGTAGCTTTTATTAATTGATTCTTATATTCATCATTTACTGCTGATTGATAATATTGCATTTTATTATAATCAGCTATAGTCTTTTCCCTATTAGCATATTCAGGAGAGTCTATCATCTGCTGATAAAAACTAGGAGTACTAGCCTTCATACTAGATATATGCTGTAATGCATTATACCTCTTAGTTACTTCATTTGCATTATTGTATAAATCCCTAGCCTCTTTATTTGGTAAAGCCAAATTCATAGCAGTCTCTTTAGCCTTAGCATCCCTATCTTTAAGTGTGGATTGCTGTGCAGATACTTCAGCCATTCTATTAGCTTCATATTCTGCCATATCAGTATCCCCTTGATCTTGATATTGTTTAATTGAATTATGCAATTGCTCAATAGCCTTATCTCCTGTAGATAATGAAGTTTGTAAATTTTTAACTATATTATCCTTATCATTAGCTAAATAAGCATAAGGAGTAGCTTCTTTATTACTTAGTACACTAGGTTCACTTACACTCTTAACTACACCTTTCTTTAATCCTTTTCCATTATTAGCCTTTAAACTAGCAGCTAATCTGATTTCATCCTCCTTATAACCTGCATTTACACCTGCCATATGCTCTGCAAATGCATCTTTAGTTCCTAATCTACTATCTTCCTTCCCTTGTGTATAATATAGATTACTCCTAGTAGCTGCTATCTGCTGCCCCTGATTAAATAAACTATTATTTCTATATTTATTCTTATCTGAAGTAGTTGCTCCACTATATTTAGCTAATGCACTTTGTAGAAATGGAGTTAAATAACTATCTTCATTCCAGTTTATAGCATTTCCACTTTTATACTCCTTAATATGACTATCTAATTCAGCTTGCTGTTCTTTAGCTTTTACAGGGTCTCTCTCCTTTAGTAAATTAATCCTATTCTGTTCCTGATCTAAAAACTGCTGTTGTTGTGGATTAATAGTATTAGGCTTAGTAGTAAATGGACTAGTAATATCCTTATTAATATATCCTATTTGTCTAGCCTGTTGTAAATTACCTACTATAGTTGGATCACCCATTATCCTATTCATGGCAGTACTAAGTATCTTATCTTGTGGTATTCCTTTCCATGAATGACTTTCATCATCAAAGTAAGCTCCCTTACCTATCATTTGAGTAAATTCCTTAGTATTCTCATCCTTAGTTATTTTAGATAGAGTATCATCTAATGTCTTATTTAGGTCTATATTATCCCCTAATGGATTAGATTTAAATGTATTAATACTTCCATCAGGATTCTTTGTTCCTTTGAAGTTATTAAGAGAGTATTGTTTCCATAATTGAGCTTTCAGTGGATCTACTCCTTTAGTTCCACCTGATTTATGATATAATGCAACTTGTGCATCTGCATTTGCAAAATCAGATTTCATTTGATTATAATTACCTACATACTTACTAATCTCCCCATTACTATATTGACTAGTCAAATCATCCTTTAATTGCTGTAATGTAGGTTGTTGCTTTCTCCAATTAGCAGGGTCTGCGTGTATGGCTTTACTTACATCATCTGCTCTTTGTTGTATTTGATTCTGTAATGCAGTTGCCCCTTCTTCATCTTGTGGTAAGTATTGGAAATCTCCTAATTTTCTCTGTTCAGCATCTTCATTTAGAGATTGAGTTATATACTGGTCATTAGCTCCAATAACCTTAGTCATTAAAGGTATATTATCCCTATACATATAATCTATAGGGGTAGCATTTGCTGTTCTATAAAATCTTCCCATTGCTTTAAGAATTAACTAATATTCTCTTACCATTTTTATCTCTACCTAATTTAATACCATTCTTAGATAGTAAACCTATTAAATCTTCATCATCTTGATTACTCTTACTAATATTCAAATTCCTACCTATTGATTCTCCAGTAGTTGTAGCTCCTGCTATATTAGATGCCATATTACTATAGTAATTATCTAAGTTCTGTGCATTAGCATTATCAGCAGCAGTTGCTCCATAATCTACATATTGATCTCTCTGATTCTGTAATTGTCCTCTCTGTCCTAATAAACTACCCATAGCTCTATTAGCAGTATCAGTACTTGCATTTAGAGCTTTCCTTCTTCCCATATCACTAGAACTATCTAATGCTCTTAATACATTAACATCACTAGCACTATTAGCATTTCTCTTATAACTACTATTAGATTGTGTCTGTATATCTATATCTTCATTAGTCTTATTTCCAGCTACATAATCTATGGCTGATTGATTACTATTTAATGCATCATTTCCAAATCCTATATATCTATTCTTAACAGGTCTAGTAGCTCTAGCATTAGCTCTAGTATTTAAGAATTGTAGTCCAGCCCCTAGTATACTAGTCCCTATACCTATTTTATCTCCTAATGTTAATCCTTCTCCTGTACTTACACTAGTAGGAGCACTAGCTGGATAAGTTGGTTTAGTATATCCACTTACTCCACCTGCACTATCCATTCCATTACTAGGCATGTTAGGTATAGAATCCATATAATTATTTCTATATGGTATTCTAGCATCAGTACTTCCATCAATTTGCCAAGGATTATCTGAAGCCTCACCTAAGAACTGTAATAATGGGTCTTGAGATTGTCCTCCTACTGCATAACTCCTAGTTCTACCTCCATAAGCATACCCTCCTTTATCTCCATCACCATCTCCCTGTTGTTGAGGTGGAGAATACATCTTATTAGCTACTTTCTGTAGCATCATATCTTTCTGATCTTCAGCATCAATTATATCTGAAGTTCTAGCTACTGTATTCTTAGTTAGTGCATTAGTAGGATTAGTTTTAATTAATTTAGCTAATTTAGATAATCTAGCTTCTCTATTCATCTTCCTCTCTTGCATAGTCTTACCATCTATAGCAAGTCTATCACTAAATATTTTAGTTCCTACTGGTACTTTAACATCTACTCCTCCAGCTTCATGAGATGGCCCTCTAACTTTACTAATTTGTCCATTAGGAGTTTCTAATGCTTCTCCACCTTCTACATTAATAGCTGCACCACCCATTGCATGTTTCTTAAAATGATTCTTCGCATTTATAGCAAATTGCCTTCTTTTTCCAACGCATGTGCTCTTTGTCATTGGTGAACACCAGCCCTTATGTTTCGGATTCAACTTGAAACTTCCACCATAGGCATATCCCTGATCATCTTCATCACTATCTCCCATTACATCTACTAAAGGAGACTCTCCTTCTTCTTGACTTTGCCCTTGATCTTGATTCTGCATCTGTATATCCTGATATGCTTCTTCAGGAGTCATTCCATTTTCATCTGCATATTGCTGTAACTGTTCTAATTCATCATCACTTAAATCACTCAAATCAGGGCTATCATCAGCTACTCCTATTCCACCCATAGCCATTTTAGGTATAAATTTGCCATTACGAGCTACATTATTTATAAAGCTACTATCAGCATAATTAGTAGTTTGTCCTCTAGTATTCCAATCATCACTAGATATGTTTATTATATTACCATCAACATCAGCAGTACCGGGTTTATAATACTGAAATTTATAATTTTGATTAGTAGTATTATTTATCATACCTCCATCTCCAACATTAGCACTATTTCTAATAGGATACTCTAATTCTCCTAAAGCCTTATTACTACCTCCTGGGGTAGTAGTAAGTATTTGAGTTCCTCTCCATGCAGTTTTAGGTGTTGGTATTACAGTATCAGGTTCTGTATATACTCTATCTATAGTAGTATTAGCTGTAGGAGTTCTATTAATTGGTACTACAGAAGTTGCTGCTGAAGTTCCTCTCCTTCTAAATACATTAGGTGCATTATGAGCAGCTACAATAGTAGGAGCCACTGTTGTAGCAGCAGCACCTACTTTCTTATAGTAAACTCTATTGGGGTTAGCCTTATCTGTATAATCTTTATCTATTACATATCCTGCTGGTGCAGTCTTAACCTTTTTAGGGTTAGTTTCATCATCTAACTGATTTCCACCAAAAGCATACATACTTAACTTCTTCTTTTTCATATAATTACATTTTGATTTGAACTTACTTCAGTTACTCTGAAATTTGTTCAGTATCTAATGAATAATTTACAATTAAATTGACATTACTAAAGTTATCGAATATTAGTCTGATTACAATATATTTATCTCTAAAACTCTCTAGTTCCCACCAGTTTTTGTTAAAGTTGATGTTTGGGTCATTTGTTACCTTATCAATAAAGTATACTCCCTTTATACTATCCCATGAACTTGTAAATAGAGGTAATTCAGGGTCATCTATATAGTCTCTAAAGTCATTAATATTCCAATCTCTACCTTTTCTAGTTATTAGGATACTACCTGCTACATTAACTAGCTGTTGTTGATACCAATTTTCAGGATTAGCTTGTATATCTTTAACTATCATATTTAATAACCCAGAACACTGCCTACTATTACTTAATATTATCTTATTAAATGTAATAAATCTCTTATCTATATATGTCTTATTTACAGAATCCCATACTCTAGCTGTAGTCTGTAATACTAAATCTTCATAAGTCTTATCTTCTAGCGGATTTGCCATAGCCACTCTCTCTATTATATAAGGATATTGTACCCCGTAGAAATTACCATAACTACCCTCTAAATGATGTTTCCATATACCATTATTAATACATGAATATAAATCATTCTGTCCAAATATATAGTAATTAGGAAGATAAGAGTGCCATGAACTCCATCTATTAGACTTTAAAGAATAAGAGAGTGTGAGAGATTTATTTTCAAAGTATATAGTATTAGTAAATGGTACTTGTATAGCCCCTATATAGAATAGTCCATTTAAAGTACAATATGCAAATGCAGTTCCACTTACTGGTATACTTCCAGTTACAGTTAGTATATCATATTTAGACTGCACTAACTTATAATCTTTTTTGGTAAATAGAACTCTTCTAAACCTAGTATCATAAGCTGCTAAATATCCTATTCCATTTGGATTAGCTGGATTATTTCTATTTAAAAATTCTATTCCTAGTTTATCAAACAACTGCTTGCTCAAAAAAGACTTAATATTCTCCTCTGAATAGCTCCTTATTCCCATTATACTTAAATCCTGTATCTTATCACTATGTACATATATCTTATGTTCTATTTCACTTAGAAAGAATACTCCTATTGGAGTTTTAATAGTACTCCATTTATGTTGAGTACCTGCTGATGATAGATTGTCATCTAATATCTTTCTAGGTGGAATTGAGAAAAATTCTCCTGTACCTATAAAACTAACTAGTTCTGAAGTAACTCTTTCCTGATTATTCTGTGGTAATTGCCATAGTGCCTCTTTAGTATGTATAAATAGATTAGCTCCTAGTCTGTAAAGATCAGTAATCTCTCCATGCTCTCCCTCTATATCTCTGTAATTATTAGGTAAAAATACTCTAAAGTTATCTATATTCTCCTCTTGAAATGATTGTTCTGAATACCAATTTCTAAGTGGATGTGATTCTCTGTCTGTTTCACTAGTGCAACAGTCATATTCTACTGGTAGATGTATAAACTCCTTTTCCTTATTAAATCTCATATAGTCAAGATTCATATCATATACTTCAGCTCCTGCATATCCCTTATATAATCTACCTGAACCCTGATTTCTATCTATAGTAGTAAATTTTTCAGTTAAGTAACTCCTAAATCCAGCTTCATCATAAGCAACTGGACTATCTGTAAAATCTGTAACTCCAGATGTAAGACCTGATCTTAGTCCAAATGGTACTGAACTCTCCATATACAAATTAGAAACCCTATCACTAAACCATCTAATAGTGTCATCATCTCTCTGTATATCACTTCTAATAGTCTCAAATACCCCACCATCTGTAACTGTGTCTCTCAATCCCTTATCATAATCTACCTCATACATAGCTTTAAATGCATCAAATTTAAGTCCAGTCATAGCTAAACTTACCCCATAAGATATAGCTAACGATGCTATTGCAGTAGCTGCTGTGGTACTTACTACTGCTGACCCTATAGCAAGTCCAGCTGGAGGTATTAAAACTACTAAGGCAATAGCAGCTACTGTAAGTACTGCTCCAACTATAATTTTCCATAGTGACGATTTTTTAGCTCTATCTGCTACTACTATATCATAGAATACACTACTTACAAAGTTCATAGCTGATATTTCAGTATCTCCATTAAATACATTAGTATTAACTATATTATTACTACCAAATAAAAATGGGTTGTTATGTTCTTTAAAGTATGGTCTATTTATAAAATTAGAGTATGCAGTGGTATTATTTTTAACTAATGCCCCATATACTAAAGCATTATGTGCATTTCCAGTATTATAAAATTCATTAGTATCAAATGTAGCTTGACTAGTATAGAATCCTATCTTATTGTCTACAGATACATTATAATAAGTGATACCTAAATAGTTCTGATATGTAGCTGCATTTAAATAAATCACTTTATCCTTTACTGGTAATACTAAACTATTATTAATAGCATAACTCACATTAGTATTCCTGTACCCCAATACTAAATCAAACCCATCATCATCCCTATTCTTAACTTTATTAATATCAGGATTAAATGAGGTTCCAGCTTGTACATCACTTATATATATACCCTTACTACCTCCTTTATCAGTACCACTAGAACCATTCCCACCATTACAGGCTATATTAGTGGTATCAGATATAGTAGGCATATTTACTGAAGTTTCAGTATATTTACCCTCTACTTCTATCTTATCATAGTCTAATTTCTTACCAAAATATTCATATTCAGGATTAAAGAACCATAACCCCTTATTATTATATACTAAAGTCTTAGTTACTGGTGTTACTCTACCACAATTATTAACTGCATAATATTGCTTTGGCATTATTAATCCAAATGATACATATTGCTGATATGTAGTAGTTGGCCCAAATAATGCATTATCTATTATTAACCTATCAGTATCTAATCTCTCATTCCTTACTATATAAAATCCTACTACATCTGGAGCTGGTCTTTCTATATTAGAAAATGCTACCCCAAATATTTCAGATACATCTGCACTAAATGTAGAACTTAGTACGTATGATGAATAATTCTCTGTTATTATGAATCTATTATTACTACCGGGATTATATATAGTATATAAATCAGAACTAGTATCTAATTGACTATATACACTTCCAGTTACAAATGATAGAGGATTATTATCATCATATAGTACTATATCTAGTGGGGTGAGTACATCTGTATCAGTTAATTGTCCACTATAATTACTATTAGAACCTGCTCCTGTTACTTTATAGTTGAACGTGTAGTTTATTAATAGTGGTAGTGGTGGAGTACCTGCATCATGTGGATACTCAATTGGTCCCGGAGTCCATGCTGGATTAAGTGTTATTGTAACTTTAAGTCTATATCTAGTAATATTAGTAGTAGTAGGAGTAGAACTTACAAGAGGCTTATTAACATCTTTCCTAAAGGGAAATCTATGATGTCTTATAGGTTTACCTACTAAAGTCTGTCCTAAGTAATCTACTCCCCAATAATTATTGGTACTACAATTATGTATATCTAAATATTTATCAGGTAATTCATATATCTTCATTCTATTAGCTGATAAATCTGCCCTATTCTTACCTGGTATATGTAAAGCTGGTGATAATGCTCCATCATCATGTACATATACTATACCAAAAGAGTATGTCTCTCCCGGCATATATCCTCTTGCTATAAATGTACTACTAGCATTCTTAACATTAGGTTGTGAATCTATATTATTTAATAATACATTTTGAGTAGTTAAATCTGCTGCAATTTTAGAGGCATACCTCTGATAATCACACCAATTCTTCCCTTTTCCCTTTCCATTAGCTAGTATTAATCTATTCTCTAATTGTTCTATATGCTGTGGAGCATATATTACAGTATTATCTATTAATATATCTTCTAGTGGAGTCTCTGTTAAATCAGCATCATCTCCAGAGTATATAAAAATACTATCAAATGTACTGAATAATTCACTAACCAGTACCTTCTCAGGTTGTCCAGTATTACCTGCTGCTCTTATAATAGCTACTCTATAATATGGAAATGATTGATCTAAATTACCTATAGTTAATTGTATAGCCTTATTAGTTCTAGGAAATGTTTGAGAGTCTGTAGTTACATTTCTACTACCTCTTATCCTCTCATAAGGTAGAGAAGTACTATCATTATATACATTAGTAGTATTAGAAGTAGTAATCCATCCTGTTGGATTTAAATCCTGATCTACTAATTGTATAGCAAAGTTATAAGAACCCGGTAATATATTACCTGTCTCTAATTGTACTAAACTGTTAAATGTAGGTGTTGAGGAGAAGGTTTTAACTAGATTAAAGGATGAGGCATCCCATCTTTCTCCTATAAATGTAAGTGGATTTCCTGTGTTATTAAGATAATCTGTATATACAGTACTGTAAAAATTTTCAGGTCTATCTATATTAAATACTCTAGCTAAATTTAATCCATCAGTCCAATATACAGTTCTTTCATTACCTTTTCTAATTCTAAATGTAATATCACATTGATTTGTAATCTTTAATCCTAATATTAGTGTATTTACTATTATCTCCCATTTACCACTTTTATGTAAAAGTCCTAATTCTACTACTCCAGTTGTAGGATTTAGAGTTATCACAAATCCAGTATCATCTCCTATATATCTATCTCCTATGGGATAGAATCCACTACTAAAACTATCAGTTAAATAATTTGATAGTTCATTAGACTTAAAATTATAGTTACCATCTCTAGTTTCTTCTACAGCATTAAGAGCAAATCTATGTGTTCCTTTTTTCTGTGAAAGAGGACTACTATCTAAATCAATCCCTTGACTAAATTCACTAACGTTAGTATTGTAAATTTGCTCTTTAGCCACATTTGTTTAATTATCCTCTTAATAGTCTCTTATTATATCCAGTTAATAATCTATGCTCTGGTTCAGGCTGATTTAAGTTACCAAAGAATTTATAGTAACTATTATTATCTGGTAATAGATATGATCTCTGATCTAATAAATTCTGGTGTTCATCTACTCCATTAGGCATTTTATCTACACAACTAGCCTGTCCACAATACCATTGCCAATCACTTTCAGCTTTATCTAACTTTCCTTTAGCTCCATCTCTACCTGCATAAAACTCTTTCTCAAATTTCATCATAGTTATATACTTAACTATTGCAGTAGTAAATGATATATTATCAGGTATCATTGGATAACCTGTTTTAGTATCCATCATTTGTCTAGTATATGGTAATACTATATGCCCACTTCTAAAACTAAATCTTAATTTATTACCTACTACTGTATATTCATCTTTACTATTACATCTATAACTATCGGTATAATCTCTACATACTAGATTATTTAGCAGATGTAGACTATTAGTAGATAATCTTATAGGTGTATAATGTCTCCTATAAAATTGACTATCTGTAAATCTATAAAATCCATCTTTAAAGTCAAAGTATGGTCTATAATAAGCTAGTTCATAATCTACTATAGGACTACCATTGCAATCTATCCATACTGCATCATTATCAGTATCACAAGCAAACGGGTCTATAGCTTTTCCTATTCCACAAGTTCCTTCTGTAGCTAATTCTTTAGCTACTGTAGCTGGGCATATTGTAGGAGTACCACTATGATCCTCCCAATGATTATTTTTAGCTATCTGTATTATAGCATGAAGTCCTTTAGGTATATCACATTGATGATTTATAACCTCTATAAATGCAATTGATTCCTCATATGACTTATTAGCATCTATGAACTCTAAACTTTCTCCGATCATTTCTATAACCTGCCCTTCATCAAAGTCACTAGTTAATTCTCTACCTAATTTGGTAAATATCCTATCTACTGATGTATATTGGTAATTCATAATTAGCTATTATCTTCTTCATCAAATGCATCTGCTATACTCTGATCATTAAGAGTTACAGTAAGAGGGTCAGTTTTACTATACCACTTCTTACTATAGTTAAAATAGTGCCCATAAGTATCAGTATCTCCCTTAACTGTATACCTACCATCACATGATTTAGTAATCAACCAACCATTCTCTATCTCCTCTGTTTCAGTTCTCTCATTATTTTCTAATAAAGTAGCCCCTTTAGGTGGCTTACTTTCTTTTCTATCTGTACTAGTACTAACCCTAGTACTCACTAATGTTTTCTTCTTGCCTTTTAAGTCTATCAATTTTGAATTGCTCATTATATGGTGCTTTAGGTGGTAGTACATCAAACTCTTTACCTTCTTTAACTAATTTTGCTAGATGTCTTTCATTTCTTCTAGTAAAACATAAACTATAGTAACTTTTATTTGGAAATATCATATTTCTTAATGACCAATAAATTCTATATCTAATTCCGTTACTATGGTCATTAAAATGAAATATTCTAACTTTATTCTCTTTAGCTTCAGGATTAGTAGCCCACAATTTATTAGTTTCTCCCCAATCTACAGGTATTCCACTTATTACATTCTTACCATTATAATCAAAGATTTTAGGATTTGTTGCCCTACCTCTTACTGCTACTCTACCTAATCTCCCTCCTAATTTAACCTCATAACCCTGAAATACTTTAACCATAATGAACTTAAATAGCCCCATGACTATTTTAAGATATACCTTCCTATCTTCATTATATCTAGCTATTTTAGGGATAGCTAACTGTTCTTCTTCAGTTAGAACCCTGTCATTATCCTGTCTATAAAATATGTAACTCTCCTTTATCTTAATTCTCTCTATCATTGTGCCTCAACATTATTATTAGGTTGATGTACCATTTGTCCTCCTCCTTCTATATCATCACTAGCATTATTAGCTCTATCCTGTTTCATCTGTCCAAACTCTATTATTAATTCTTCAGATGCTAATTGCACTACTGCTGTTAACATTGACCTATCTATAGGAAACTCTATATCATTATAGTCTATGCAACCATTACCATTAATAGGACATATACTTGGAAAATTAAATACTTCAATAGCATCATCAAATAATCCGTTTATGGTAATTCCTTTAAGTTTACTTTTATGAGTAATATATCCATATCTATTTCTTTCATACCATCCAGATTTACCAAATGTATACTTCTTACCCATATCATATTTAACCATCTCAAAATCAGTATCATCCACTCTAATTGCTCCATCTAAAGTAGTTACTGATTGTATTAATTCTTTATCTAATCCAGCTATTGGAGTGGGTAGTCTATATTTAGTCCTTAATATATTACATCCATTAGTAGGAATACATGGACATTCATGTATTGGAGCTTCTATTAATTCTACACATGGTAATACTTGATATATCCAACTATTAACCTTCTGCTTCTTATTAGTCATTTGCCTAATAATAGTACTTCTAGCCTTAATAAGACTACTATATATATGTCTATTAGTAAGTCTAGAGTCCTTAGAGGCTATGCCTTTAGAATAAATACTTTGTATGTTCTGAATTGCTTCTCCTATGCTTAAACTCATATTATATTCCTTTTCATATAATCCTTTAATTCTTTAGTATAATCCTGAAGATCATATATTCTATATTCTCCATCAGCTTTAAGATGTATTAATCTCCTATTTTCTATCCTAAGTCCAACTTCTTCTAACATTATCTGATAATAAGATAATTGTAATTGATAATGATTGTATGCTGAACTCTCTAAATACTCAAATGGAGGATATAGATTATCATATGCCTTAAATAAGTCTCCTGTTGTTTTATAATCATCCACTACATACCCATTACTCCCAATTACCTCAAGAGGTAAATCCATAGTTCCCGCATAATTAAACTCTCTTGAATATGCTCTTAATTCTCTAAAGGATATTGAATATTTACCTTCTAAGTCTCTAATATACTTAATCCCTGCCTCCTCTTGTGGAAGTGATGGAGTTTCAATACCTGTATAATTCTCCATAAATTTATGTACTCTAGTACCTAAATTACAGGCATTTTCATTTATTAATTGCCATCTTCTTCTCAACTCATGAGTACTAACTGTTCTACCTTCCTCTCTACTAGCCTTCATTGCAGAATAAGGAAGTATCTTATCAGCATCAAACTTAGGTACATGCTGCTTAACTAATCCTGTTACACTTAAAGGTACTCTTAGTCCTTTCCAGTAATAGATATGCTTATTTTCATCAAAAGTAAGATAAGAATATGCCTTTAATATATGAGTATAAGCACCTTTAACCACTTATTACACTAATTAAAGAGTTATGCCATTTACTGCTGCTGATTGTGTAATAGCCTCTGATAAAGCCTTCAGAATAGCATCATCAATCTTAGTTCCTGTTTTACTAGTTACAGGTAGAAGTGCTTTTACTAGCTCATTACCTCCAAATATAGCTGCCTTATAAGCTACTGGATCATCTTTATATAGTTGTTGCAGTACTTCATCTAATTTACTCTCACCTACAGTCTCTAATGCTCCAGATAATGCATTTAATAAAAAATCCTGAAAATTTGCCATAATTTTAAGTTTTATAATTTTAAGTAAATGTAATTAATTATTGTTGAATTTAGTCATTTATTTAGTATTTACTAATAGTAAATATCCAGCTTGCATATCAGGTATAGTCATTATTAACCCATTAACTGTATAATCTATCTGTGGCTGTAGTAGTTTAACTCCATTCCTAAATACCATATAATTAATAATATCAATTGGAACTGTAAAAGTAATTTGACCAGTGCTAACTATTATTCTAATATACTTAATTCCAGTAGTTGTAGTTGGTACTACTCCTAATATTCCATTATTAACTACTAATGTATTATCAGTTTTTAATCCTATAGTAGTAGCATCAACCTTATATAGTGGTGCTATTATCCCTAATATAGTATGACTAGTATCTATAGTCAAATTATTACCATCTGATTTAATAACTACTTGAGGTTGAGCTATAGTAACTAGAGAACTTGCAAGTATAAAGGTTATTATAGCTAGTATGATTTTCATGAATTATTTATATATTATTATTAACTTACCATTTATAATTAATTTACTATCACCTGTATTAACTAAGTTACCAGTTTTATGTAATATCTTAGAAGTAAAAGCTGCTAATGTTATAGTCCCAGAGTTAAAACTACTACCATAGTCATCTGAACATTGAAATGGTAATGATCTTATACTACTAGAGTTTGTTGCATTATATATAAATAAAGTATTATTATTCTGTAAAGTAGTATCAGTATATGTCCAAGGTGCTACACTAGTAGTTGATGTAGCATCAAAATTAACTGCTGTAAACCTACTCTGCCATTGTGCTAAACTCTTTATTGAATCTCCTGTATTTTGTATTAACATTAATAATGAAGTACTAACAGATTTAAGATACTTATTACTATTAATAGTACCTCCAACATTAGTAATTGAATCAGGATCATCAACTCCATCTGTATGTACTAAAAACGCATATTCAGCAGGATTATTTGAAGTTGTATTACCTGTTTTTAAGTTCTTAACAAATATTAAATTACCTGTAAATATAAGACTTCTACTTCTATGGTCATAGGTGGATAAGCTAGTTCCAGTATTTACTTGCATACCAAAACTACAATTATATATAGTATTATTTGTTATATCTAGATGATCTGTACCATTATTACAAAATATTCCTTTACCACAATTAAATATACTATTACCCTGTTCAGTTGCACCATTAGTAGCATTATCATTATATATACCTGCATTACCTGATAATGCGGTATTAGGACTAGTTCTACCTCTAGATGCTCCTATTGCATTAGATATAATATTATTAGATATTACTCTAGCAGTATATAGAATATTACTATTAAGTACACTATATACACCACCTCCATCATCAGTAATATTACAAAATGTACTTATTACATTTTTAACTATAGTAAGATTACTACTTCTTTTAATAGCTACTCCAGCATAACCACAATTAGTAATAGTGTTTAACTGAACTAATATATTATCAGTATTATCCTGTTCTATATATACTCCTACTCCACTATGATTAGCATCACTATTTGATGTTGTCCAAGGTGGTGAACTCCAAGGTGACTCTGTTTCTTGTGAGCCATTCCCCATACCTTCATATTGACCCATATTAGTAATAGTATTACCTTGTACAACTGTTGGATTTCCACTAGAAATACCTCCACCATTAGCTAGAAAAGTTACTCCTTTACTCTGACAATCAGTTATAGTATTGTTTAATACACTAGTATTTTGATCATCACTTTTTACCCCATTTCTACCTACATTATGTATATTACAATTCTGTACTATAAAATTATTACCTCCAATTACATTAATAGCATCTTCATTACTACCATTAAATTCTAACCCATCTACAGTAATAGAACTAAATCCATTAGATTTTAATAAATTAGTACTATTAGATGCTGATATATTACTAGGAGAGCCTATTGAATACATTAATATCCAGTTATTTACAGGATCAAAATACCATGCGTCTTGATAAGTTAATGTTTCAGGGTTATTTTCTATACTATACCCCCAATTTACACTAGGATCACTAACCCCATTAGTAATAGTAGGAAATGATATTTTTCTTATAGAGGGTGAACCTGATACTGTAAAAGCAGATATATTCCAAGTTTCTATCCAATATCTAGCTCCTTTAAAGAATACCCATGAACCTATCATAGAGCCAGTAGAAGGATGTCCTGTAATCTCACTATTAGTTTCTGTAATAGTAGAAGTTGTTCCTATTGTAACTGCCGATATAGTAGCCCACCCTTTACCTAACCCAAAGTCTGTACCACTAGCTGATGGATCAGGCCACCTACCCATTGGTGTAACTAAGTTATTTTTAGTAACACACATAACCATACTACTAGTTAAAGATGCATTACTATGCCATAAATTAGTACCTGAACTAGTCCATGTTAGAGGTAACAATCCTGTTATTATAGGATTAGCTCCTGATCCCCATGTACTTATAATGATAGGATTACCTGAACTTCCACTTGTATTTACTGTAATAGTACCTGTCCAAGTCTGCCCTTTCTTAAATAATACTTGATCTCCAGGATTAAGACTACTAAAAAAACTGTTTACTTTAGTAAGTGTAGCCCAAGGCCCAGTTACTCCTACAGTATGAGTTTGTTCTGTTCCATCATAAGTATCACTACTAGTACTACCTCCAGTTGCATCTATATAATATATAGTTGCCTTAACTTGTAATACAGTTATTACAGTAAATAATAATATTAGTATTTTCTTCATTAGTATGCACTAAATATATAGTCTTGTATTACTGCTGTTACTGAACCTGATAAACTAATAGTTGATGGTAAACTAGCTATACTAGCCATAGAACCAAATATCTTAGCTCCATTAGTAAAATCTCCTGTAGCTGTTGCTGATATAGGTGCAGATGCAGCACTTCCTATTGATGGATTAGTTGTAAATGCTGAATTATTATATGAACTTACTAAATAATAAGTTCCTGCTGCTGCTGTATAATTACTGCTAAATGCCTGTTTAACCCATCCAGTAGAACCTCCATTACTCCATAATGTACCATTACTAGTACTACTAGCTACTAAGGTAGCAGTACCTCCACTATATGAATATAACCCAAATCCATTATACCCTGATGTAGTATAATTACCTGCTGTAGTTAATAAAAACATTATACCATGTAATACTGTACCTGCTGATGCTACTCTAATTACTGTTACTCTACAGCCTGCTCCAAATGCATTAGAGGATTTAATATCAGCTAATCCATGAAATCCCTCTGCTACTACTGCTCCACCTATACTATTTTGGATAGCTATAGATTGTGTTGTAGAACCTGTAGTTGCTGCTATAGCTGCTGTAACAAATGCTGTAGAAGCAGCTAATTGTGAATTATTACCTACTGATGCTGTAGGAACCCATGTACTATCAGCTAACCATGTTTTACCTGCATTAAATATAGATACATTTTGAGTACCTACTGTACTACCATTAGCTACAAAATATGCATTAGTAGTAATATTTGTTGTTGTTCCAGTACTACCTGCTGTAAAACTAATAGTACCTACTGTGGTAAATATATTATTAGCTATTAATGGATAAGTACCCCCTGTAGTTAATGTTACTGGAGATTCCCCTACTATTAAATTAGTGTATGTTTGACCATTAGTTATAGTAGTACTACCACTTCCAGCCATACCTACTCTAAAAACTATATCTGTAGTACCTGAAAACAAATATTTACCATCTGAATTAGTACCTAAAGATGCACTTGCTGCTCCTGATACTAAATCTGAATTAAGACTACTACTATTAGTTTTAAGTCCACCAGAAAATATAGGTGCTAAAGTATAAGTATTAAATCCTGTCCATGTTTGTGATCTTGCTAACCCCCCTAATGTATCTGTTGTTACTGGAAAATAGTAAGTATTTCCATCTACATTAGTAGAAGTTCCTAGTGTAAATGAGTTAGTTATACTTAGAATTTTACCCACTGTTGGATTATAAGAAGGCATTGACCATGTAATAGTAGTATCTAATGTTGATAATACTAATGGAAATATTACTTTAGGTAACTTAAATTGAATACTATGTGAATTTATAAATGATACTAATGAGTCAGTACCATTAGCATTATCTACAATAAAATTATAGGCATTTATAGAATCACTTATAGACTTACCCATCCTAAACCATGTAGTCAATTTACTAGTATCTATAGTAAATGTTAAAGTATTAGCATTACTAATACTATCTATTATTAGTCCATTCCAAGCACTAATTATAGTCTTAATATTATTAGTTCCAGGTAAAGCTAATCTAAATCCAGTACCTACATTTAAGTTAGTACTACCACTTCCACCGCCATAATTAGGTATATTTAGTGTTCCTGTACTCTGATTAAATGTAGCTACCCCACTAGTACTTGTAGTAGTAAGAGTTACTAAGTTCTGTTTAAGAGCAATATTACTAGTATTAGTAGTTATATTAGCTGTATTAGTATTAATAGTATTAGTGTTTGCTGTTATTCTATTAGCTAATATACTATCTGACTTATGTAGATAAGGTACTAACATATTTGCTGTATCTGTAATTAGATTATATCTACCATCTATATTTTGAGTCAATGTAGTTAACCCACTTCTAGCAAATGTTAGTAATCCTGTACTAGTACTAAAAGATATACTAGATAAGAAATTATTAGCTCCACCTCCTCCACCTCCAGTACTATTACTGTGGAATAATACCTGATGTGTAGTAGAATTAAATGATATTATCATAGAAGTATCACCTGCAAATCTCATAGTATCTCCAACTCCTACTGTAAATTGTGGAGAGCCTAATGTATCACTAATAGTTAATCCATAAGTCCATTTAGTACCATTATAAAAATTTCTAAAATGTGTAGTAGTATTCCATATTGATAATCCTTCTGCTGGAGAAATAATACTATTCATCTGTGTAGTAGTCATTCTAGGTAGTAACAGTCCTTTTGTAGTACTTCTCATACTAAGTACTGCTGATATTGTGTCTGCTGTAGCCCCTGAATTTATGCTAACATTAGGATTGCTGAAATTGCCGTATATGAGAGGGGTTGATGATGAATTAGCTATATATAATTTATTGCTAGAAATCTCATTTGACCCTGCATTATGCCCTATAAAAACACCTCCGCTTTTTGCGTCATACGAAATATTAGATCCAGCGTTGTCGCCTACAGCAACATTATAATTACCTGTAGTAACCCATGACAAGGCCTGATATCCTATAGCTGTATTATTTACTCCAACAGTATTGTTAAATAGGGATTGCCCCCCTATTGCTATATTGTACTGGCCTGTAGTATTATTGTACATAGCTTGTGATCCGACTGCTGTACTCCAAACCCCTGACGAATTTCCTTGTAAAGCTTCGTCACCCATTGCTACATTATTTTGACCTGTATTATTAAGCGTTAAAGCCCTTGCTCCAAAAGCAGTGTTTTGCCTACCTGTTGTATTAAGCCATAAGGCATCTGTGCCAAAAGCGGTATTTATTAGCCCGGTTGTATTTGCTGATAGAGTTCTATATCCTAATGCTGTATTACTTCCTCCTGATGATGTTGAAATATTGGCTCCTAAAAAACCGTAAGCGGTATTATTTACTTTAAAATTTAGTGATTGATTATCCGTTGTTCCAATAAAGTTTGAACCTGTTGTGCCTATATTACCATTAATATTCCATAGACCCAATAGATTTGTTTTAGTTGCTATTTTACTTGCTGTAGTATCTATCTTAATCCCAATAACGTTAGGTATACTCATTGAGTCTAATACTAATCCCCATATATTAGCTAAAGTCTTAATATTATTAGTTCCAACTACTGCTAATTGAAATCCTGCTCCTATATTACTATTAGTAAATACACCTGTATTACCTATATTTATAGGTATCCACCTACTGGCAGTTAAATCTCTTATCCATAATGTATCATGTACATATATTTGTGCTGCTGGATGCTTAGATACATATACTCCTGGAGTAGTATTAGCTGTAGTAGTATCTGGGAATATAGCATTTATATATCCATCTCTAACAGATATTACTGCTCTAGCATTAATTATAGTATTAACTCCGCCAAGTCCTTGTGGTATACTATAATCTGTTTGACTTAATACTATAGTATATAAGAAAGATAATATAAATGATATTATTATTTTCTTCATTATAATTATAGTATTTTAATTTTTATAGATTCACCTATTACTAATGCTGTAGATAACCATATAGTATCTGAACCTTCTTGTTTTAAAAAATAGGTATTTCCATCCATATAATCAAAACCATGCACATTAATATCATTCCTAAATATTTCTACATATCTACCTATAAATGAAATACTTTGTATAGTAGAAGCCCCCTCAATTACTCCAGCTTGTGTAGCTTCAGGTGTACCTACTATTACCTCTATTGGCTTTTTCTTAATCCAATTTAATATATAGCATATCTGCCTATTTATTCTATTTATAGCCTCTATAGGATTGATATTACTCACTACTTATTATAATTGATATTGATAAAAGTATTTTTTTCATGGTGTTTCAGTTAATGATGATCCAATTTACTACCGATGCATCCAGTACGTTGGTACTATTAATTACAAATGAGGTTCCGGCTGTTTTTGTTCCCACTGTGGGAGTTCCAATATTAGTTAAAGCCCCTGTTGTGGCATCTGTTAAAAATATTAAGCTGTTGGCGGTCACTGCGGTTGTGCTGACTGTTACTGTGCCTCCCGATAATGTCGCTGTTCCAGCACTTGCATTTGTTCCTGTTGTTATCTTTATTTTATTACCTGCTGCCATTAAAGCAATATTACCCGTTACTTCTAATTTATCTGTTGCTGTTGCTGCTCCAATAGCCACAGCCCCGCCATCCACAATAGCCACTTGTGTTGTGCCATTATCTCTAAATAAGGCTATTGGTGCAGCTACTGCTCCATTGTCGAATACCCCTGCCGCACTTGCAAATGTTGGTGTAGTTGCCTGTAACCCAAAGTATCCTCCTATCTGAATAGGTGAAGTACCTGCATTTAGGCCAAGTCCTAATACTCCAATATTTGTAGCTGAGTTTTTAGTGGTAACTGAAATTGATTGAGAACCTATAGAAGTACTACCGCCTTGTGCCATGAATGTTGCTCCCATATTTGCACCTGCGGTTGTCGCGGTAGCATTGGCAACTAAACCGTTATTACTTGGGTTCCCCCATACTCCAACACCTGTGGTTCCTGTACCTGCTGCTGCATTTGCAAATCTTCCGGCTGAATAAAAGTTTGCATCCGTAGCACCTGCTAAAAAATCCATATTAAAGGCATAGGCATTACTAGTATTATTAATACTTGTGGCCTGAATATCCACTAACCTACCAAAAGTAGTGGTAGTTCCAGATGGGAGAGTTCCAACTACTCTTAACCCAAATCTCGCGTCTGCCAAAGAGCCTGCTGCTATATCTACTTTTGCCAGTGGTACAGTTAATCCAAATCCTGCCTTACCAGTTATATCAAAAGTTTGCCATTTTGTAAAGGTTGCTCCGTCAAACCCACCTAATGCTAAAGGTAATTCTGTTCCTGTTCCATTTTTCCCTGTTACAATCGCTGAGTATCCTGCCATTTGAGAATTAACTGACAAATTAAATAATGATGAGTTACTCTGATCGGGGCTGTCAAATAAATAAGAACCTGCACCACCATTTGTAGCAGCTCCGGCCATTCTTATTGATGTAGTTGTGGTTGTTGGGTAAATCCCGCCAATTACATTACCATTGCTTGCTTGAAATTCTAAAAGATTAGCAGTTTGCGAAGCCTTACCCTGAATTACTAATCCTTTTCTTGTTGTTGCGCTTGGTGTTATCATTGCCTCGGCAAGTGTATCTTTTGTAACCGCGCTGTCAATAGTTAATCTATTAAAAGGTAGAGTTGTATTTATTCCTAAATTTCCTTGCATTACCATACCAGTATTGGGTGTGATGCTTCCAGTATAGCCTACACTTATTCCGCCAGTAGTCATTACCGATGCACCTGGCGGGGCTCCTATCGTTGGAGTGTTTACAGCCGTCAGATTATTTACCCCTTGCCCGTCTGTTCCACTTCCTGAATGTAAATCCCACCAAGAAAGCATAGTTGTTTTAACTCCGCTTGATAACTGATAATATAATAAGCCATTACCGTTATTAAAAAGCGATGTTCTCTCTGCCGTAGTTAATACCCTTTGCCAAAATCCGATTTGTGAAAGTTTGCCATTCATCCATGAACCAAGTCCTCCTGCACCACCAGTTAAAGTTCTATTAGCACCAATCGTAAAAGGTGTACTTGTAGCGTGTAAAGTTCCTGCGGCAGACACAGAATCGACTGCTCCATTATTTATTTGAATATAACACCTATTTGTAGTTGAACTATACCATCCAACAACATAATTCCACGTTCCTATAGATGGTGAACCAAAGGTTTTTGCCGTATCTACTCTTGTATTTGCTCCAACTCCTGTTTCAACTTGAAATATAAATCTATCATAGCTGCCAACATATCCCATTAAATATTCACTACCTGCAAAACTGGAATCATCGTCTTTTGAGGCAATTATATAATTTTGAGCTACATTTTTTGCATCTATATATACCCACCCTGCAAGTGTTAAAGTTGCTGCTTGCAATGCTGCTGTACTTGGCGTATAGAAGTATTGAGAAGATGATCTTGTAAACTGTGTTGATGTGGTATTGGTATAAACATTCTGTAATGATTTAACACCTGCGGAAGTTTGGTCAATTGTCGAAATCATTCCCGGTTTAGTACTATCCCCAACTCCAAGTGTGAGAGTGGTTCCGGCAATACTTGCCCCGTTTGTTATTGCAGTTGGTGAGAATGTGCCAACAGTTGTAACACCTCCACCACCACTACCCACACTATCAGTATATTGAGTAATCCATGTTCCATCTGCTCGCCGTCTATCTACATTAACAGTTCCCGGTAATCTTCGTAAACTGTCTGAAAAGTTATTTGTAAAGAATGTTGGCGCTGCTGTTGATCCTGTATTATTACCAAAAATTGTATTTGCTGGTTGTGTGGTAAGTGCTGGCGCAAAGGTTAAAGTGCCACTGCTTACCGTTCCTGTTGTTGGTGTAGTGTATATTGTTCCGGGCCATGTTATTGAACCACCTGTTACTGTACCTCCACCACCTGGTGTTGCCCATGACATAGTAGCTACACCCGCGGAAGGTGCAGTAGAAGATAATACCTGTCCTGCTGTTGGTGCAGTGGTTGGTAATACATACGTAATATTTGCTCCCGGATTTGAGCCTTTGAAAGTCTGCGTAAATGTACTGGCAGAATTTTTAAATATAAGCTGCCCACTAATTGGATTTGTATTTGAACTTGGCTGCCCTATTGAAACAAAAGCATCTATTGTTGCATCACCACTATAAAGGTCTGCTGCCTGTATCCCTCCCGACCCGTCACGCAAAACCAAACTTCCACCAGTATTATTATTTAATGCCTGATAAGATGTACCCCATGCGCTACCTGTTGAAAGTGGAACACCTGCACCCGGATATACCATACTACCTGAACCTCCACTAGCTGTTTTTCTCCATTTTCTTCCTCCTACACCTATTATACTATCTGTAATACAAGTACTACATAATTTATACCATTGATTAGTAGCATTAGCATACATTATATCTGCATATCCACTATATGTGTGTAGATTGTTAGTATCTGGTATAGTATATATAGTAGATGGAGTCTGTGCTTTAACTACATTTGATATAATAATTAGTGATAGTATAAATAGTAGTTTCTTCATATTTTATGGTGTTACTGTCTGTAGAAATTTTAATTGACTACCATTATAGAAGTATAATGATATATCTCCATTATTAGTTTCATCTACTATTACATATACTAATCTTACAGCAGTACTAGTAGATACTAATGCTTTAGTAGCTACTACTTCTGTACCTGATGATACTACAGATATAGAATTTACTAATGTAGTAAGACAACATAATTGATATTGTAATTTCCCAAATTCTTTTATTATATCAAAGTAATCTATATCTCTACCCATCTTATTTAATATTAGTTGTATTAGTATTCACTGTATCTACATTATCCGTATTAACTACATCAGTTTTAATTATAGGATTATCATTATTATTAGCCACTCCCTGTAAAGATTTAATGGTCTCATCTTTAGTTTGTGAACCTTTACTACTACCAAATCTCCAATTAATAGAAGTATTCATAGCTGTTACAACTGCTCCTAGTATTACACCTCTCATAGTAGGATCAGATGTTACATAATAAGCATATCCTAAGAATGTAAAAGACATTAGTATTATTAATAATAATAACACATTCTCAAATTTTATACTTTTATCTATCACTTAATATAATATTACTTTATTTTATTTTTTATACCATGTAGCCACTATTGCTATTATTGCTATAACCCAGGGAACGTATTGTAATAGCTGACTACGCCCCTCTGTCTTATCCTTAAACTTTTCCAATGGTTCAAATCTTTCACCAAGTTGATTTGAAAGTCTGTCCAACCTTGCGTTTAATTCCCCAACTACTCTATCAAAAACCTCTCTCGGTATATACTCTGCCTGTATATCCCGAAGTTTCTTAGCTTCCCCGTTTAAATCTTTTAATCTTCTTTTATATTCCTTTGCTTGTAACTTTAATGCCTTGCTCAAAGACTTAAACTTTTCTTTAAAGAATTTATATATGTATTCCGGTATCATATTACTTATAATTAAGTAGCACTATTACATACTTTAGTTAATACTCTAGTACAAGTATAATGAGTAGAACCTCCTGACATATCTAATGAATATCCTGCTCCACAAGTACTTGTATCATAAGTAGTACCTCTTAAAGTACTAGATTTAAATATAATATTCAAGTCTGAATCTGTAGCTGCTGAAAATATCTGTGTGGCAGTATTATCATACACTACCATAGCCATTGCATCATTAGTTCCATCTCCCGGTACTACTAAATTGAAGTAGTTTATCCCCGGTACTATTACTACTGGTATTATATGCCATATCTTATATTGTAATGTTGAAACTGTACTTCCAGTATCTACTATTATATTTCCATTCACAACCAACTTAAATTGATCTGCTCCTGCTACTCCTACATATACAGTTCTAGCTACTCCTGCATTATTATAAGTTGAAGCTAAAGTAGTAGTATATACAAATCCTAAAGTACCTACTTTCATGGTAAATCCAGTACCTCCACCTATTGATGCATTACTTACTGAAATACTGTCATTTGGTAAATATCCAGTACCGGGATTAGCTTCATTTACTATTGTAACTACTCCTCCAGCTACTATAAAATTAGCTGTAGCTCCTGTACCACTACCTCCTAACATAGCTACTCCTGAATATGAACCATTTGCATATCCAGAACCACTAGTTAATATAGTTATTACTCCAATAGCCCCTGATGGGTCTTTAGTTCCATTACAGTCACTATCTACCCATACTCCTTCTCTATTCATTGGCCCTATAATACTACTAGCTCCTGTATTACTCCATTGAGAGAATGAGGGCATATTAGCATTTATAAATGGGTCTACACTACCTGCTGGTAGCATGAGAGTTGATAAATTAAATCCTAAATTATATATTCTACTACCAAAATTAGAAAATGCTCCATTTTGACTAGTAGCTAGACAGTATCCTAAATGGGTTATAGTAGGAGAAACTGAATCTGACTTAATACAACCTGTATTATTAACATTTTGAGTATAAGTACCATCTGTACAAGTGCAGGGAGTAGTCCACATATAATCTGTACTAACTCTACTAGTACAATCACATCTTATAAATCCTTCATATAATGTTCCAGCAGGATCAGTAGTAGTGAATATTATAGGTAATGCAGAGAATGGACTACCAATAGGAGTCAAATATGCTCCTGTAGTACCCTTAACCCTATATCCTACTATCCATCCACTAGCTGGTACTGATGAAGGTATGAAACTACTTAATGTTACTCTTACCATCTTATATAATTATAATGACTACCACCTCCTAATAGTATTAGTAATACTATTAATACTGTCAATAATTTTAGTGCTTTATTAATATTAGGAGTAGGAGCAAACATATCTATTATCCAAAAGCAAACCCATACTAATATCATTCCTATTATTAGCATTACCAGAAGTGTTACAAGCAAAGTTAACATATTATTAGATTTAAATTTCTATTGAAGCTACTCCTGCTGATGCTACTGGATTACAAGTTGGAGCTACTACTGTTGTAAATGGGTATGGACTACATACACTCCCTAAATATGCAGGGTCACTACTAATTACTTCTACACTATTTACAATTGCATATAATTCAACTTGCCAATAGTAATTAGTATTAGCAGCTAGTCCACTTATACTAGCAGTACAAGCATTAAATGCTACTACAGCTACAACTGGTACTCCCATTATTACATTATCACTAGCTCTCCTAAGTGTAAATCTAGCCTTAGTTATATCTAATCCAGTTACATTTATAGTAGCTTGTGATGATAGATAGTCCTCTGTTATTACAGGAGCTATACAAGCAAATCCTATTACCTCCACTACTCCATTATCATTAGGTATTGGTCCTCCTATACTACATACTGTATCTACTATAAACTGTACTACTTTATTATCATCTAATACAGGACTATCACTAGTAATAGCAGATGTAGGAAGATCATTAGATGGAGTAAATCCAGTTGATATATAAGTTCCTCCAACTAATCTATATCTATATAAAGTCCTTTGTCCAGTTGAGTTAGGATTAGCTACTACACTTGTATTTACCCAATTTAATGTATACTGTTGTGACATTCTTTATAATTAGGTCTTTTTAACTACTATTAATCCTATTGGCATTGAACAACTTGTATTCTTATTAACTACACTCAATGATGATGAAGTTACACAAGCTACAAATCCATTACATTGTACACCATCAGGAGTTAAATAACATGATTTCACTATTATACACCCATTATTATCTGTTATAGTTAGTCCTATTGTAGTTACTATTAGGTTAACAAATTTTCCTGTTACGACTCCAAAGCTGGCTACATTAGTATTCAGAGGGCTTTGTGGTATTAAGTCTGCTCCATATACCCAAGAATATGTATATGGTGGATTTCCATTAGTTATATTACCCACACTGAATGTAACTGAATTATTATTCAAATCTAATACAGCTACCAAATTTCCTACTCCTATACTACATACAAATGTAATTGTTGGATTACTACAATTATCACTATAACATGGTATGTAATCTAATGTAGGACATTTAAGAAATCCTATATAATTCTCTAATATTCTATCTGCATTATCCTTATATCCAAATCCATAGTATAAACTATTTAATTCCTTTAATGCTGCATCAGTAATTCCACATTTATTAACATTAGGCATTAGGGCACTATTTGAATAAATTTAAGTTCTGAACCTGTATATAAATACTCTGTATAATCTCCATTATTAGTTTCATCTACCTCTACATATATAATTCTTCTATTAGTAGAAGTAGATATATCAGCAAATGTGTGTGCTATTTCTATAGTTTCAGGTACTCCTCCCAAGTCTACTGAACTTCCACCTACTACACTTCCTAATGCTGCATTAGTACAGAAACATGATGGGTCTATACTATTTAGTAGTGTGAGTAATTCTGTATATACTGCACACATTTCAGCACAATTACATCCACAATTAGAACCATTTACTAATGAGTAGTGAAGTAGATGTATTATAGTACTAACCTTCTCATTATCTGCAATCTTATTCTCTCCTATTATATTCTGAAGTAGAGACGCTACTTTACATTTAAGAGTAACATCTATAAACTTACAATTAGATATTAGTATGTACCCTGTAGTTTTATTAAACTTAATATCTAATTTGTATATTCCATCTATATAATCTGTAAATCCGTATAAAGATGGATTAATGTATAAATTATTCCCAACTATATAAAATTTATTGGTAGGAGAAGAAGTATTACCTACTGCATAAGTTTGTACTATAGGATTGCCACAAGTGATATTAGTAGTAATAGTTATTCCTGTATAGATTGCTCCACTATTAGTTACAAAATCAGCAATTTCTGGCGCTGTAATAATTAATACCTTATTAAAACTGTCATATACAATTACCATTTTCCAAAATTAGTATCTAAAAAGAAGGGGAGACTAGCTCCCCTTATTATTATTAAAACACACCAGATTATCCAGTATAATTTTCAATACCATCAGTTGCAGGAGTTAATAGACCAGTTCTAACATTTCCAGCTCCATTGCATGTTATTGAAGCAACATCATTTGTCATAGGCCCAAACTGTACAAATATTAAGTCTGATATTGTAAAAAATCCCTGTAGAGTAGTACTATCAGCACAAGGTATTGCTATTATTGTTTCAATACTATCATTAAAATCTTGCCATCCACCCCTACTTGCATTATCATAATTAATAACTATTTGAGTATAATTACTAGTAGCAGTAATATCACTACTATAAGTACCTTTCTGTAATCCAGTTACAGCGCTAGTCCTATATGGGCCAGGTCTACCATTCCATCCTCCAGCTTCATATTCTAAATATGCTAACTCTCTTCCCTGCCCATCTTCATATTGTAAATCTTGAGTTTTGGTAAGAGTACCATTGCAAAAGAATCCTTGAGTTAAAGAGATAATCATATCCACATCTCTAGAACTGTAGTATTTAATAGGTATATTACCATTAAATGCAGTATCAGCATCTTTTACACTAGTAATTCTAAGTGATAAATATACTCCGAGATGTGCAGCTACAAAAGCTGCTATAGAAGCTGCATCATTAGCTACTGTAGTATTACCAGTAGTATAAGTACCTGCTGTAATGCTTGTTCCATTTGCATTAGATAGATTTATTAAAGCAGTATTAGCAGTAGTAGAGTATTTAGGATATACACTTAATATTGCTGCTGAACTACTAGCTTTATATGCACTTGTAGTAGTAGCATTAATAGCTGCTGCTATCTTAGCTACATATACTGTAGGTGTATCTCCTGATGTTATTGCTACTGTAAATGTCTCTGCTCCTACTGTAACAGTTACACTAGCACTTGCTCCAGCATTTGTAGCAAATGTGGCATTTAATATGTTTGCAAATAGGGTAGCTAATGCTAACCCATCCAAATCAGCATTTATAGCATTCATCATTCCAGCAGCTAGATCATTAGGGTCTCCTGCTGGACAGGTGGCACAAGTAGCATCTGTTGGGCAACATGCTGTATGATAGTCAAATGTCTTAGTAAATTGATTGAAGCCATTTAAACCATAACTTCTTTGACTTCTAAATTCTATTTTTAACTGATAGTCACTATCACACTTTGCATAGAAGTTAGTTATTTCATATATTTTAGGTAAAGAAGGAAGATAGGCTTTAACTGTCAGACTTTTAGCTTTCCTAGCCTGTATATGATCTCCACCTGATTTACGAACACTATCTAGAGTACTGCCACCAGTACTATCCTTACCTACCATAATAACTATATCCTTACTGTCTGTTATTACAGTACCATCTATAGATAGTCCAGTATGATAATTAAAAAATCCTAATTGTCCTACTGCTAGGGCACTTGGCCTGCTACCTGCTGCTAATATAGCCTGATTACCTGTAGGTACAAGTAGTTGAAAAACTGGATTCTCTGTTGACATATTATTACTATTTAGTTTTATTTACAATTAACCTTTGTTATTTAATGCTACCTTATTTTGTTTAATCTGATAGCTTGATAAATTTAAATCTCCTGCTGTTACAAACACTGCTAAATCTACTATCTCTCTGTGTATCTCCTCTGGTAACTCACAATTCTGTATCCCCACATAAATCTGTCCATCTAACCCATTATACACTCCTCCTACATAATCTCCTGCATTGTATATAGCTCTTGGCCTCTTAATATACTCAAACCCTATATTATCAATACTAAATGTAGCATCTGTAAAATTCCTTAGACCTTGACTATTAAATCTATAGTTAGACACTCTCCACTCAAAACTACTCTTATTAAATACTGAATATTCACTCTTATCATCATGTTGTATCTCCTGTGAATCATACATTAATACTCCAGTGCAACTTCCTTTACTTGCTATTATATTTACCTTAGCTAAAAACCAGTAGTCTGTTGGCAAACTTGTGATGTAACTAGTACTGTCATAACTTAAAGAAGTGATATAATCTGCTGGCTTTTGATCTATAACTATAGTTCTTACATCATCTATAGTCCTCTGATTCATCTCAAATCCAACTTGTGACTTCAATCTAGGCTCTAATATCATCTTAATCAATAACTCCTGTGCCTCATTCAACTTCCAATCTATCTCCGGAACCTTTAAATTCCTGTACTTCTGACTATCTATCTTATTCAGTTTTTGCTTATAGTCATATTGCATCTCCTTTGCATTCATCTCTTATCCATTTTCTCTAATTTCTCCATTAAATTCACCTTCAGCATTTGGTTGTTAGGGTCTTTAAACCACCTAACTGCATCCTCATAATCCATCCCTATTAAATCTCCCATATAATATATACTACCACCTTCCTTAGTTAATATATTCTTACTAATCATCTCTAGAACCTTAGCTCTAACAGTAACTTCAGCAGAACCCATATCTACCACTTTCAAAAATTCATCAGGTTTGCTATTAATAATTTCATCTATCTCTACATCTACAAAATTCAAACTCCTATTCTTAACTGTTTTCTCTGATAGAATCTGTACTATATTAGCTTTACTTTCAAGAGACATAGCAGCAGCTTTAATAATAGCCTTAGTTCTTATAGCTATCTTAGTTGCTTTATTCTCTAAATCCTCCTCCTCATCAAATATTACATGAGTTGCATTAGGCCATTTATTATCTTCCCACTCCCTCATACTATTAGCTACCCTATTACTAGCCTTAATATTCTTAACTTTCACAAATTCATTAGGCTTAGAAGTATCTAATATCATAGTCCTATTAGGTAATGTCATCCATGCTGCCTTAGTACTCCAGTATGCATGTGGAGTATCAGGATTAAAATTATCACTTAAATCTACTCCTAATAGTTTCCCATACTTTTCAGCTTCTTCTTCAGTTAAACCTGTATTAAACTTTCCACTATACTCACTAACTAGTACTTCTTCAGTTATTGGTTGTCCAAATGACTCTTTCTCTTTCTTACCATGCCACTTTACTAAAGGCAGTGGTCTAATTTCTACTAATGACATATCTTATTTTTAGTTATTAATCTCTATTTATTCATATTTAAGATATTAGATAATGTGGTCTAATTATGATGCTCTTTGCAACACGAGTTCACCACATCTACTAACATCCTCTATATGAACTCCAGCTTGCTTCTGTACATGCATCTCATAGTAATCACCACTATGTGCTGAGAACTCTTTGTTAGCAGGTCCAAATGGTGTCTGCATACCTACTACATAAGCCAGTTTAAAGCTATCCTTCTTATTCATTAGTGTTATATTCCCATTACCATTCATATTCTGATTAGAGAAATCTAGGAATGTGATTCTTTGTGATTCTGTAGGATAACCAGTTACAGTATCAATCTCAAAATTGATCTCTCTATCATCATATAGAGGATTATGCACTAATTGTAGTGTTGCTCCATTAGCCATCCTATATTTAGTGTATTGGAAACCTGCTTCTAATGCATTTTCATTGTATGGGCTAGTAGTTTTACCTATGAAGTTAGTATCTACTACTGAAATAAATCCTTTCCTATTGGCAGCCCAATCCATAATAGCCCTATGGAACTGAATCATCCCATATTCACCACTCCAACCCATAATTTGTCTCTGTTTGCCGGGTTTTATTCTACTATAGAATATATCCATCAAAAATTCTTCAATTAGTTTAGCTGTAAGAGTAGTATAGAAGTGTTGGTGTGAATCTTCTAACTGCTCTTGTACACCGGGGCCACTATATGTTGGCCTTCCAGTTGCACCTATTACTGTATCAGTACTCCTACTGTACCAGTAACCTCTTTCTTGTTCTCTGTACCATTGCTCCCAATACTCTACCTCTGCATATTTAATCCATGAATCATGCATTCCACCTTTAGTATCTGGAATCTTAACTGCAAGTACCTCATTAGCAGCATCACCTGTAACTTTGTATTGTTTACGGAATCTAGACATCTTATTCTGCATAGCAATGGGTAATGCATATTGAGTGCTACCTGATTGTTCTGCTCCTTCCTCATATTGTGAGAAGAGTTTAGCCCATTGTGTGCCCGGTACTAAATATTTAAGTGGAAGTGCCCATTGTGGGTCATCACTATTACCCCTTACTTCATAAATATATCCCTTACCATGCTTAAAACACTGTGTTTGTATTCTAACCTGCCATTTCTTATTACTAGCCCCCGGATGAATTATATCTCCCGGTAAGTACCAAGACTCATCTAATTTTAATTTAAATACAGTTCTATATCTACCCGGTGTAGTATTAGCATCTGGTTCTACATTCTCAACTAACACTAATGGTCTAGCAGTTGCACTTTTTAATTCCCATTCCCACTGACTAGTAGTTATAGTTTTCTCTGACTTACCCGCTAACATTAATGTTAGTGGATTATCTGAATACCTCTCTGCTGTAAATAGCTTAGTCATCTTACCCTCAAAGACATATGGCTTAATAAGCAGTGCCTTACCTAGATGGTTCAGCTCTGTCATATTTGCATGCCAAGGCATCTGCTTTGTAATTAGTTTGTTATTTAATTGAGCCATTGTCTTTAAATTTTATTTTAGATTTTGTAATTTATTATTCATCATACATATCTGCAAGTGACTTCTTACCATACATTCCAGAACTAGCTCCTGATATACCCCTCTTAGCATCCTGTAATTTAGACTTAATATTTTTAACTACTTCAGTCTTAACCTTCTGTTTAGTCTCTGTTGGTAATTTAAACTTATCTCTTACCAGTTTAGCTATCAGAATCAGATGCTCTTTATCCTCTTTAGTCTTACCTCTTAATATCCTTCTTAATTCAGATTGTAATTCAGGGATGTATTGATTCTTTCCTACCTTAATAATAGGCTTAGTTATATAGTTATTAAGCTCTTTCTGTTCAACTTTATTAATCTTAAAATCACCTATTGTATCACTTGCATCTAAGACCTTCTTTAACCCATCATTAAAAGCCTTAGCATCTTCTATTGCTTTCTCTGCTGCTTTAGTCTGATCTGCTACTAATTTAGCCTTAGCTTCCTCCTGATCTTTTATAATAGTCTCATAGTACTTAGCTGCTTTAGCTTTACTCTTACCTCCATCCTCAAAAAATTTCTTCTTATCCTCTAATTCTTCTTCATCTAATTCCTCATAGTGCTTCAAATAATAATCTAGAACCTTATCAACATGAGCTTTATTTTCTTCATTAAAACTTTTCAGTTCAAATGTATCTCCATAAGTCAGAAGAAACTTTCTAGTATCACCTCCATCTCTCTTAAATTGTAAGAAGGCTGCTCCATCGGGGTCTAGCTCCTCAAAGAATCCCTCAAATACCTCATCTATCTCTTTCTTCCTATCTTCTTTAGCTAACTCAAAAAATTCATCTTCAGTTATCTTCTTATCTTTAGGTAAATCTACAAATTGTAGTATTCCCTTATCCTTAAATTCTATAGCTAATTCAGTAAAGAACTCCTCCTCTGTCTGTTTTTCCTCCTCTTTCTTATCTATCTTCTCTATTTTCTTACTCTTAGTTTTAGTATCTTCCTCCTCCTCATCATCTTCCTCATCCTCTTTCTTCTTATCCTTCTTTTTAATTTTAGCTTTCTCTATATTATCATCTTCATCCTCATCTCCAAAATTAAATTCAGGTTCTTCTTCTTCCTCTTCCTCTTCATCATTGTCATCCTCATCTTCATCCTTACTCTTAGCTTTCTTAACTATTTTCTTAGTAGGAGTAATAGAAGTATCTGCCTTCTTCTTATCCACTTTACCAGTATCTTCCAGCTTAGTAACTCCCCCATCTTCTTCATCGTCATCATCGTCATCATCATCTATCTTACCTATGACCTTCCTCTTTACCTGTTCTATTACTGCTGTGTCTGATTTAGTTTTATTTTTAGTGGCTTCTCCACCAAAAGACCAATCATTATCATCATCATCAAAAGTGTCTAATAGACCACCTGTTTTCTGTGCCATAAATCTGAATTAAAGTTAAGTTTAAAAATGAAGTTTGTTCAGTTTGAACTGAACTTTTTGTGTTTTAAAAGCCCCCCGCAAAACTATAGCCATATATCACTTTGCAGAGGGTTTATTTAGTTTTTTAGTATCTATTTCTATCTTTTTGTTATCAATCTTCTTCTGATGTGTAAATTTATCCTGATCTAATTTCAACTGCTCATCTTCTCTATCTTCCTTCCTATTCTGAATATCTACATTTAATCCATGTTTCATTACTTCTATAACATCAGGTATTCCATCATCATCTTGATCTGTATCCTTAGCATATCCTAGTGCAGCTTCTGCTGCTTTCTGTACTTCTGTCTTTCTTCTTTCAGTCTCCTTCAATACAACCATCTCCTTATCATGATCCCATTGCTCTCTTTGTAGAGTATCTTGTCTCATTTCAG